TACACTGATAGAACTGGAACTAATCGACCTGTTGATGAATTCATTATTGATGAAATTTCATATGAAAAAAGTCCTGACGATATAATCAGAATAATTGATGATATATTTATGCAACGTATTGAAGACTGTAAATATTTCAAATAATTGATAACTCTCTAACAGCCCCAATAGGATTTTGTCTTTGTGGGGCTGTTTTTGTAAGGAAGGTAACACATGAAAACAATATCATTAAAAAAAGCAAAAAACTTAAAACGTAAGTGGAGAATGGTTGTTGATGTATATCCTACTATGCGGCAGGTTGTAAGGGATCACAAGGACGAATTATTAAAAGACGGTTTTGAGCATTGTGTAATTGGTACCGGTGTTACTGCGTATACACATGATCGCTGTGTATATTTACAACCGGTTCAATCAATCAAATTTTTGAATGGCTGGTATCTTATTATAGGTGAGGGAACACCGGGAAGAAGAAAAAAGTATACTGGTTGGTGTATAAAGGTTGATTTGGAGGTGTGATAATGGGTGTAATAACAGAAAAAGAATTGTCTGTAAAAGAAGAAATAAAAAAGAGACCTATGTCTTTGGAAAATTATTTTAAAGACAAGGATTTTTGTTTAGAGCAAATGAGGGAGGCGAGAGAGTTATTTGGAAATAGAAAAACAACTCCCGAACAATATCAAGCAATATATAGGGTAATTGGATTTGTGTTGCTTTATGGTCCTGAAGAAATTAGATATATGGCGCAGGCACTAATTGACGAAGTAGCGAGGAGAGAAATATTTTTTATTACAAATGTTTGGTAAGTAAAAAGGAGAAATAAAATGGACGAAAAAGAGTTTATAGAAAATATTAAAAATTTAGACAGGACAGAAAAACAATTTGTTGAAATTGTTAATAACTTGTTTCAAGACAAGGGATTAGAAAGCAGACTAATTATAAAAGATAATTCTGATCCTGAAGTTGACTTGGCTTTCAGTTTACACGGCCCGACAAGCGAAGAACAACAGGCTGCTGAAATTGTGAGCACTGCAATGAAGACATACACCATAAATGGATGTAAAAATGTTATTCATGGGAATATTGGACAAAACCATGAATTACGTGATTTAGAAATTGTAGAAAAACAAATAAAAATGATGTTGCACTTGCATGAGAAAACAGCACAGCAACTAGGACTAACACCGGAAGAATACGAAAACCGGATGGACAAATTATTTGAAAGCCTACATTAAAGGAAGTATTTTTATGAAATGTTTTACTTTGATTTATTTTACAAAGCAATTTGATAAATTTGAGTATGTAGAAAAAGAAATACCAAGTACATATGATAAAAAGATTGTTTTAAAAGAAAATGAAAAAAAAATGTAAACAGTCAATGTCATAAAATGGTAAGTAAAGGATTTTTATTTTCAAGATTTGTTAATAATACATGGGAATTTAAAAAAAGAAGAGGTGAAAATAAATGAATAAAAATAAACCAGTATTTACTGAAGTTTGCTATGGAACAATTACGCCTGATATGACATTACGTGATTATTTTGCTGCAAAAGCAATGCAAGGAATGAAAGCATCAGAAACAGAAATGGTTGGTTATAGCGTTGAAAATCTTGTTAAAAATGCTTATATCATTGCTGATCAAATGTTGTTGCAAAGGAAAAAATAAAAAAAAATACTTTACTAAAATGTCTTTTAATAGTATTTTAACTATAAAGAGGCAAAAATGAACAACATAACTGATTATACGTATGCTGAAATAAACTATGATATTTGTTTTATTAAAAAAATAACTCCTTACCTTGATGATATAAAAGACAAAAACGGAAGACCGTTAAGAAACAAAGCCCGTGCCTATGCCTGGTATTATGTTTTTAATAATAATATTAAGGCAGATGCTTATAGACGGGCCTACCATAGTAGATATAATCCTGAAACCGGAAAATTAGAAGAAATAATTAGAGGTGATTTGACAAAAAAAGAAGCGAAGGCCAGAAATGTTCGTATTTCAGTTAAGGCAAATGAGCTGCATTCTTACCCTTATATCCAGCAATGTGTAGAACTTATTGAAAAAGACCACATAAAAAAAATAAAAAAAACCTTACCGCAAAGTATGTTAGAACAATTAGTTATACATGCCACCTACGATCCATCTATGTTTTTTACTCCGCGTGGAAGAGTGGCCTTTAAAACCTGGGAAGAAATACCGGAAAAATACCGGTGTTGTGTTGAAGGAATAGAAACAAGGGCATATGGAAAAGATGGAAATGTAAGAATATCTACAATAAAATTAGTTGATAGGGACAAGGCCCGGAAATATTTACTACAAATTTGCCCCGGCCTGTTAGAAGCTGAAAAACATGAAATAATACATAAGACAATAGATGAAAACGGAGCAGTTGTTGGAATGGACGTAAAAAAACTTACGGATGCAGAGTTAATTCAAAAATATCAGGAACTGAAGAACAGGGAGAAATAAACATGGAAACAGGCAGCATTGTGGCGTTGATTACATCCGGCTTTACTATGCTGGGCGGGATATTAACAATAATGAAGGTGTTTAGCATGATACATAAAAAAGCAAAAGAGGAAGGACGCAAAGAAGAACAGTTTTGTGAAATTATTAAAGACGTGAACGGTTATGGTAAGAGATTATTAGAAGCTGAAAAAGATAATATGATAACAAAGAATAAAATAAATAAGCTTGAAAATGAAATATCTGCTAAGCTTGATGTTATCATTATTAAAACAGAGAGTACAGAAAAGAGAATGGACAGAATAGAAAATCATATATTTAATCAGGGAGAGAGAAAATGAACGCATTGCAAAATTTAAAAAAAAAGAATAATCCGGGACGACAAAGGAAATTTTAAAGGGTACAAGGGAAATCCATTGTTTCATCCAAATCCCAATATTAAAGGTTTTTCCAGTACAGAAAAAAGGCTGAAGGGGATTTGCACCAGGTAAATAAAAAGCAAAGCAAAGAGAGACGTGGAAAACTGGTAAAGAAAATATAAAACCCACTATCAAAAAGCGGGAAAATTAAAATATAAGTGGAGGAACCAAATGAAAATAATTTCAGGTTTACAGTATTTAGTTACAAAAGTAGTATCAGTATTTAAAATAATAAAAAGGCTTTATAATAAAGATAAATTAAATTTATCTAAAACAATAACAATCCCTTTTACAAACAGAAATGTTACAGTTGTATTTGGCTGGTTGGTCCGGGACAAATGGGCCTTGTTTTCTGTATCTATGTTCCAGGTAGAATGGGATTGTTGTTTATCTGTTTTTGAATTAAAAGTTTTAAAATTCAGAATACATATAATCACTTATAAAAGAAAAGGAACATCAAAATGAAAATAGGCAAAAGACTGGGAAAACATTCTTTTTATTTATTGTTTTCCTTGATTATTGTCTTTGTTGTTACGGAGCTAATAAAGCCTTTTGTACTGTTTGGAATGTCTATAGAAAGCTGGCAATTGGTCCTGGGAACAACACTGGCCCTACACGGAAGTGTCTGGGGATGTGTGGCAACAAAGAATTTTCGTAAACAGATTAACAAAGACAGTACATTACCTGGAGGAAATTAAAATGATTTTAGAATATCCTATATCACAAAAATTTAATACTGACCCGGATATCGAAGAACAAGAAAAAAAGGATTCTATGAATAACAAAATAGATAAAACAAAAAAAGAAGATCAATATGAAAGAGGAGTGCGGAATGGATAAAGTATTAGTAGCTATTCGGGTTAAAGGACATTGTATTATTCAGGGAAGTGATAAAAAAGTAACTGACTGGGAAATTTTGGGAATATACGGTATAGAGAACAGGGGAAAGGCTATACAACGTTGTAACCGGATTGGGGATATATTAGTTAGTCTCCCCTTTAATACAGATTTTCCTGATGAAGTGCAATATTTCGGAAAAGATGAAATTGTGTTTCAAAATACACAATATGCATAAAGGAGAAAATTTATGAAACAACTAACATACGGACAAAGACTTTTTGAAGATTTATTTGAATTAAATAATTTTGATATAAGAACAATGCAGGCACGACCAAGCGTGTTTGTTATTCGTAATTGTTGTATAGGTCAAAATGGAACAGATTTCACGTATGCAAAAGATACCGGGGACAATATTTGTGATTCGATTATATTATATTCTCCAGTAAACGGGGAATATAATATTGTTGAAGGCCGGACTATCCCGCATAGAAAATATCAAAAAAGAATGGTAGAGGGAACAGCACGGGCAAATTATATTTCGCCTGGACTATACCCGTTTGCATTACGAAAAGGACATCATAGAGGAAAAGAGGCATTAGTCCAAAACAAGGCATATATAATTTTTCGTTCTGCCGATATGATTTTTGGTAATGAAGACGATTATGCTGATCCGGACGGATTTGTGGCTGATAACCTGCATGGCAATGCTCCCTATTCTGCCGGGTGTATTACTATTGCCGGCGATATGATAATAAATGAAAAAACAGGTGAAGAAATAAGAACAGGAGACTGGGCAGAAACGCATGACTGGATTTATAACATAAATAAATCACAAACATTTTTTAATACGGGAATATTTAATTATTCTGATATAAGTTCCCGAAACAGGAACAATTGGAAATTGATGCCCGGTAGCTACGGAGAAAGGGTAGCAATGTTGCAATCCGGCCTGAGGATTAAACCGGATGGGGACTTTGGTCCAGTGACGTTTTTTGCATTAAGAAAAAAACAAGAGGAACTGGGCTTATTTTCTAATGGTATTTTTGATATACGGACAAGGAATATCTGGGACCAGATGCAGATATTAGACGTTGCAAAAAATCCTACAGAGGAAATTTAAGGAGAAATAAAATGAAAAAAATATTTTTAATACTTTTAATTTTTTTGTATGGTACTATATTATTTGTCGGGTGTGCGTCTATGAAAAAGCCGGATATTGACAAAGATTATACCGGTTTTACGGTTACAGAAAAAAAGATGCAGTATGAATATGATATGTGCTGTTATGCGCAACAATTTAGCAAAATAGATTTGAAGTGCGACAACATAAAAGACAGGAACCAAAAAGTAAATATGATCCTGTTATATAACACATTAAAGAATACGGATGCCCTCCCGATTATTTATAGAAAAACCGGTGAAGAAATAATGACGTTTGACGATTTTAATAAATATATACAATAAGGGGACAAAATGATTAAATATAAAAACATACAATTAAAATCAGTTTATGATTTAACACATTATTTAAAAAATATGTCGATAAAAGATAAATCATATTTATTTATTCGGGAGAATGAATATAAAATTGAAAGCACGATATGGGAAGAAATGTTTGAAATTTATCTAGAGACTATTCCGGTTGGTTTTGTGTATATCAATAAGCAAGTGGAACACCGTAAAGCTGTTATTAATGGAATATATATTATTCCTGAATATAGAACCGCACATATTGCATTAATGGCAATGTTATGTGTTTGTGTTTATATTTTTAATTTTTTAGGATATAATAAAATAGAATCATCTACAATCGAACATAATAGTCCCAGTTATGTGTTTCAGGATTCCTATATGAAAAAGGAAGGAACACAAATACAGTCATTGTATTATCAAAGAAAGTTTTATGATCAAAGTCTCTTTGGTTTACGTTTGTTTGAGTTTGAAGAATTATTAGAAAAACATAAAATTAAATTAAGCGATGTTAGAATAATATGACAAGTGTAAATTCTATGATTGCCGGAGATTTTGCGGCACAAATGTATAGAGAGTTAGAAATGAGACAATTAGCACGGTCTCATTTAGCTCCCTTTACGCAGTACCTGTTCCCCATGTATCAACTAACAGGGATACATAAAGAGTATGCACAAATATTAACATTGTTTGCGCGGGGAGAAATAAAAAAATTAATTATTTCAATGCCGCCTCAGCATGGTAAATCAGAATTGTCTACTTTGCGACTTCCGGCATTTATGTTTGGACAGAATCCAAATTTAAAAGCTGCAATTGCTAGTTATAACGCAACAAAGGCACGGGGATTTAATACAAAGCTGCAACGGATCATTGCAGATCCATTATATTTTAATTTGTTCCCGGAAACAACTATCAGTAGTACTCCTTTTAGCCAAAAGTCTAAAACGGGAATGAAGTTTCAAAGAAAACAAGAAGAATTTGAAATAATAAATTATCAGGGTAGTTGTAAAGCGGTGGGAAGAGGGGGAGCCCTTACCGGTGACCCGGTGGATTTAATCCTTATGGATGATTTATACAAAGATTATGCGGAAGGGAATAGTCCTGTTGTTCGGGAAACGGTAATTGATTGGTATACTGCGGTTGTTCGTACAAGACTGCATAACAATAGTCAGCAATTAATTGTTTTTACCCGGTGGAACGAAGAAGATTTAATTGGATTTATAGAAAGGTCGGACGACGAAAAGGTTATTTTACTTACCGAAAAAACACAATTAAATAATATTGACATTGATGCCTGGTATAAAATTAATTTCCCTGCTCTTGCAACAAAAGAATCGGAATTAAATGAATTTGATGGAAGAAAAGAGGGTGAACCGTTATGGCCGGAAAGACATAGCCAAAAAAAATTAATAAACGATAGAAACTTAGACGAAGAAAAATTTGAGTCCCTACATCAAGGAGATCCGAAGCCTTCTAAAGGATTATTATATAAAGGATTTAATATTTACATAACTAAGCCGGCCTTTAAGTGGAGAAAAAATTATACAGACGTTGCCGACACGGGAAAAGATTATTTGTGTAGTATTTGCTATGAAGTCGGAGTAGACGACATGATATATATTACTGATATTTATTATACAGACGAACCGCAGGATAAAACAGAAATTGAAACGGCCGAATTATTAGACCGGAACAAAGTTAATATTGCATATGTAGAAAGTAATGCCGGTGGCCGGGCCTTTGCAAGAAATGTAGACGGGTTTACAAAGGGCCGGCATGTGTTGGAAACATTTTATCAGGGAGACAATAAGGAAAGCCGGATTATTTCTAATTCAGCAGCTATACAAAGAAAAATTTTATTTCCCATAAACTGGACTACGCGGTGGCCAGAATTTGCAAGGGACATATTACGATTTAAAAGAAATTTTAAAGCAAATTCACATGATGATGCACCGGACGCTTTAACAGGAGTTTATGAAAAAAGCGGGTTGGCTCCAATTGATACAAAATCATTGTGGAGAAAATAAAAATGGAAAATGAAAAACTATATAGAATAGAATTATATTATGCAGTATTCGGAATTGTAGTAAATGTAAAAGATAATATTATCGTAGATGCGCCCCCTATAGCGCGTTGGATGGTAGGAAAACCGTTAGCTAAAATTAAAGTTTGGGTTGATAAGAAAAACGGTACAATTACAAAGATAAAATAAAGGAGAAAATAATGAAATGTTTTTATTGTGGATCAAATTGTGATAAAAAATATTCAATAAAAGAATATGTAAAAAAAACGTTTACAAATTATGATATAGTGGCTTGTCCTGATTCTCAATATGTCTGTGATGATTGTGTTTGGGCATTTGGCAGCAATTCTGAAATACAAATGATAGATGGAGAAATTAGAAATGGAAGTCCCCGTAATTATTCCTGGTTTATAACAAAAAATAAAAAAATAGCATTTACTAAAAAGCATATTGAGGAAATAAAATATTTATTATTTCATATCAAAAAAAAACCATTCAAATTAGTTATTGCAGATTCTGGACAAAAGCATTTATTATTTAGAGCTCCATGGAACTTTGATAAAAATAATTTTATATTGCAGTTTGAGGAACAACAAATTATAGTTGATTTGAAGGAATTGGCAAAACGAATATTTATATGTAATAGACTAAGTGCTGCTATAGGAAAAGTAGCAATATTGAATCCTGATAAAGTACAATATGCAATAGCTGTTCAAAAATACTGGAATGATTTAATTGAGTATGAGAAATGGCTCAAAATACATATGCAACCATTGTCACAGTTGGCGGTATGGTTAGCAAAAAATAAACAGGAGGCTCAAAATGAATATCAATCAGTTAACACCTGAAGAGTTCCGTTTAAAAATAGCAGGGCTATTGGACCCGCTGGGACAAATGGATGATTTGGGTAAAAAATCAATGGAAGATGAGGTTATAAGATTTGTATCAATATTGCCTGAAGTGTTTGGTGATAATTTGGACCGCAAAACACTATGGGAACGAATTGGCAATGGACTTGTTTCTTCATTGGCAAAAGCCGGTGGTGATGTTGAACTTTTTGTTAATCATTGTTTGGATTATGTTAAAGCAGATAGTGGTAAAGCTGCAGCAAATGAAAATTTACATTATTTTATTTCGACATTATCAACAAGAGATAAAGAATGGAAACAACAATTTCTACGTACAATTGAAAAAAAACATTATCTTATTATTGTTAAATCCCGTGATACTTGGAATAAAAATAAAAAGGGAGGCACGAAATGAATAAAACAGTAAGACCAAAAGTAAAACGTAGAAAAAAAGATATAGGAACAGTTAAAGTTCATTGTGTGTCTGAGACTTTGTCCCCATTAACGCACATGATGGAGACAGCTGGAAATGAGTCAATAATCAATAGGGAAAAGGTTATCCATAATGGTATGGAAAAATGGATACCTGTTTTGTCTGGAAATTCAATTCGTCATAAATTAATTCGTGATTCCGGTATGCATTATCTTCTTAATGCATGTAGCATGAGAAAGAAAATTGACATTAAACAGGCTAATTTTTTGTTTTATGGCGGTGGATTAACTGAAAGCAGCAACTCTGAGAAAATGAAAGAAATTGCCGAAATGTATGAATTGTTTCCACTTGTGAGGCTATTAGGGGCAAGTCTTCCGTGGCAAATAGTTGCAGGAAGTCTCATTGTGTTTCGCGGGAAATTAATTTGTGAAGAAAATAAACATTTTATTTATGAGTTATTGCCCGAAAAATTTGATATTGATTTGAATTGTCAACTGAAATCAAGTGAAGATTTTATTCACGCATATCAATATACAAGAGGCGATATTACTCGACATAAGGATGTTGTTGAGATCGTTTCTCAAGATGAATTAGCATCGGATAAAAAAACCGGTTTAATGATTTATAACGGACAATGCATTATTACCGGATCATTATTTTATCACGGCTTTATCTTGAATAGAATATCGCGTAAAGAGGTCGGTGCCTTTTTTTTATCTTTGGAAACATGGCAGGAATCCGGTGCGTTTCTTGGTGGCTATTCAAGAATTGGACATGGTAAATTGAAATTGAACGTCATGATCGAAGACAGCAAGGATTTTATTTCCGCCAGCGATATTGACGACTGCATTGACGAATACATTAATCATGTTGAGGTTAATAAAGCCAAGTGTATCGAATGGCTTGATAAAAATTTTAAGTGAGGTCGTTTATGGCAATAGAAAATTTTAAAGTAACGGCTTATTTGGTTGCACCAGTGGTGGGGGAAATACCACCACTGGACTCATTGTTGACTTATCAGCTTGCATTTTATATGAATACATTCAAATCAAAAAAATATACAAAAGCAACACCTATAACTGAATTTGAACGTTTGCCGATACCGCTTACTGAATATGATGTTGGAGGAGATAAAGTTAACTGTTGTTCTGATCCGGTTTATATAATTGAAACAGAATGGCATGATAAATTGGCAAAAAGATTTGAAACAGATATGCTTAGCACAATCATAGATCCACTAAAGAGAAAAACCATTAATATAGGGGGTGGGTATTTACGTTCAAGATTTCAGACGCTGCATGCTAAAATAATTAGTAGGGTGGTTTGGTTTGCTAGGGGGGACTCTGAGCAGGCATTACGATTATTGAAATATGTTAACTCGCTTGGTTATTTTAGAAAAATAGGATATGGTATTGTAAATAAATGGAATGTTGAAATAATAAAGGAAAATTTTTCAATATCCGCGCGGTGCTCCGGGAAAAAAATATTGATGAAGACTCTGCCTGTTTGTGATGCTACTCGAAACATGGACGGTATTCGTTATGGATTTGGTGCATACAAACCACCCTACTGGCATCCAGAAAATCAGTGTGAGGTTGTGGTTCCATGTTAAATGGTTATTATATAATACAACAATACGCAAATGTGATTCAGGATTATCCATTGTTTTTTACTTTTGCTAAAAAAAATAAATTATGGAAGTATATTTATCCACACTATAGGTGGGACGTGTTGCAAATTATAGCACTTGTTTGCCTGTCTCCTGGAACTCTAAATGAAAAATATAATTTTTTACAAAGAGAACTTTATTATTTTTATAATAAAATTGTTTGTACTTTTCATTTAAAAAAGAAAAATAAATGCAAACAAAAAAGGAGTATACCAAAACATAAAAATCATTGCGATATTTGTGGAAAAGATAAATTAGAATATATGACTAAATCATTATTTCCTGGAAAAAAAGTTTGTAATTATTGTTATATGCAGCATAAGCGCAAGTATGTGAATAAATATTATGGGCGTCTGATAAAAACATGTGAATTATGTGGAAAAGAAACAAGAACAGGATTATATACAAGTGTTTTTCCTGGAAAAAAAGTTTGTATGAGCTGCTATCAAAAAGAAATGTATAGAAGGAAAAAAAAAAAATGAGAGTGGTTTTATATAATGTTGGACGTAATTTAAATCGTGCATATCGTACTTGTTTTAGTTTTGGAATTGAAAAATTAATTTTAGTAAATTCACAGGATATAAGTATAAAATGGGAATTGAAAGGAAATCTGTTTGAAGCAAAAAATAAAGTTAAAATAATAGAAACTAACATGATGCCATTGATTGATATGCATACAATTGCACTCGAAAATTATTATAAACAATCTATATATAATATCACATGGAACAATCTTGATACTATACTGATAGGTGGAGAAACGAAAGGGCTCCCTAAATTGATTAGTTGCCAGAAAGCAACAATACCAACAATCAATAATTTTTGTTTGACAGTAGAGGCATCATTAGCAATTGCCCTGTCGGAATGGAGACGAAATGTTAATACAGTGTGACAAGCATACACAACAGGATTTAGAAATTTGGGATAGTTATGAGGAAGCCGATTTGATTTATTATAATAATCATAATATGGTGGAAAAAGAACAAAAAGCTATTGATACTATTATCAATTTTGATAGTGATTATGTTAGTACTTCATGGGGCAAGGACTCAACTGTTTTGGTGCATTTGTGTTATAGGGCACAAATTAAAATACCATTGGTGTGGATTATTGTTAAAGATATTGTAAATCCTTATTGTTTTGATGTTAGAAATTATTTTTTAAAAACTTATAATGTTAATTATTATGAGATAACCGAAAGCAGGTGGTATGATGGTAATCGCTATAGGGCCACAGGTGTTTTAGAAAATGGTTTTAAAAAAGCAGTTAAACAATTTGGAAAAAAATATATATCCGGTGTACGTGCTGAAGAGTCTGGAATAAGAAAAATGTTAACAAAAATTTATGGTGTAAAGACAGAAAAAACCTGCCGTCCGTTGGCATATTGGAAACAATCAGATATTTTTGCCTATTTGGCTCATTATCAATTGCCGGTTCATCCAAATTACGGGATGTTGGGTGGTGGGAGATATAACCGTGAACATATACGGGTTGCTTCATTGGGCATTAAAAGAGGCGATGCTTTTGATAAATTGCTATGGGAAAAAGAATACTATCAAAATGAATTAAACAAAATTGGAGGAATATAAAATGGTAATGGAAGCACTGCGCACAGACGGCTGGTCAAATTTAATTGCCGGTATCGGTGTAAAGAAAAAAGATAAAACAGAAAATACATATTTTGTTGAAGATTATATTTTGGAAGATGAAGACTTGTCCGCGTTGTATGATGGAGAAGGACTGGCGGCAAATATAATTGATGCTGTACCGGATGATATGACACGGGCCGGGTGGACAATAGCAAATGACGAAAAAGAAAAAATACAAAATGAAATGAAAAGGATTAAAGCGGTATATTATTTAAACAAGGCATTAAAATATGCCCGTCTATATCGTGGGGCTATTGTTGTTATGATTACAGAGCGGGGAGAATTAGACAAGCCTATACCGGCTAATCCTGGAAATGTAAAACGCCTGCGTGTATATTCTGCAAAAAGAATAATATTAACATCAACTGATATTGTAGAAGATCCGAATTCAGAATATTTTGATGACGTTGAAATATTTCATGTTTTAACCCGTTCCGGGAAAATGCTAGATATACATAGATCGCGTTGTTTGTGGTTTGGAGGCGAACTTGTATCTGATGATTTTGAATTAGATCTTACCTATCAATATTGGGGACTGTCTACAATGCAAAGAATATGGGCCCGGTTAAAAAATTACGGAGCAGTGGAAAGGGCTGTTGCAAATTTGCTTTTGGAGTTTAATTTGGGGATATATGAATTTTCTAATTTAGCTGAAATATTAGCTATGAATAAAGAAGAAATGATGAGTGCTGTATACACACGGTTAGAAGCTATAAACGCATGCAAGTCTATGTTAAACGCTGTTATGATCGGTGAAGGGGAGTCTTTTACAAGGGACTCTGCGAACCTGTCCGGTTTAGCGGACATTATAGATAGAATGATGATTAATTTAACCGGTGTTGCAAAGATCCCGGCAACTAAATTATTTCGGCGATCTCCTGCGGGAATGAATGCGACAGGCGAAAGCGATATAACTAACTATTATGATGATGTGAGTACACAACAGACACAAAAACTTGAACCGGAACTGCAAAAATTAATTAATGTAATCGGAAAAGCTGTTTATGGCAGCAACAAAGAAAATAAATATACAATTACTTTTAATTCTTTGTGGGAGCCGACTGAAAAAGAAAAAGCCGAAACAAAAAAATTAAATGCGGAAACACATTCAACTGATATTGCAAATCAAGTTATAGATGCGGAAGAGTCTCGTAAAATAAGGTATCCAGATTTGGAGGTATAGCATGTTTACTGTTTTATTTATGATTTTTCTTTTGGGAATAGGTCTATTGTGGTCTATTAGAAAATGCTTATTATTAGAAAAAGAAGTAGTTCAAATTCATAAGGCAATAAGAGAATCAATGGAAATTATGGCACATGGGCCCGTGGATGTTTCGTCTTTAAATGCGAATACAGAATACTTGAAAGAGAAACTTAAAAAGGACAAAAATGACAGACATAAATAAAAAATTATTTTTAGAATTATTAAAATTAAAAAGAAAAGAAATGGGGCCCGGAAACAGGGCAAGGTCCAAAAATCCCGTAAAAGGAATTAATTGGATTTATCCGTTTTCTGTTGAGCGCAAATATGCAAAATGGCTACAGTCTATGATGCAACAGATTATTGAACCGGCTACAGAATTTGTCCGGGCGAATGTCGGAAACTGGATAAAGGAATATGCAGAAATGACGGCAGACGCCTATCCCGGTGATTTAAGAGTCAATATTGAAGATATTGAAAAAACGCTAAAGCAGATATATGAAGAGAGGGGCGAAGAAGTCCGAACACTGATTGCAGATTTTGGATTTCAGGTATCCGGGCAAAATATACAACAATGGAAAAAATTTACAAAAAAAGTTTTGGGAGTGGAGTTTGTAATAACAGAGCCCTGGGAAATTGAAATAATAAAAGCCTGGGCGGAAGATAATTTCACATTGGTAAAATCCTTATCACAGGAATATATAAAAAAAGTTAATACAATAGTTTCTGAAGCAGTAACGACAGGCCGGACAGCTGGGTATTTAGTTAAACAGCCGACATTCAAAGAAATAGAACAAGGAGTTTTTAGAAAGCTTAAAAAATGGAATAAGAATTATGCGGAATACCGGACAAGACTTATTGCACGGGATCAAGTAGGAAAATTACAAGGACAGTTTACCCAGCGCAGGCAGGAAGACGCCGGAATAGATTCTTATTTTTGGGTAACTGCCGGGGATGAACGAGTCCGGGGAAATCCGGCCGGCCCGTGGAAAAATGCTGTTCCGTCCCACTACATTATGAGCGGTGTATTGTGTCGTTGGGATAATGTTACGTTGTATTCTGAAAATAACGGGAAGACGTGGAAAAAAAGAAAGGCGAAAATGCCGAAAGCACATCCGGGACAAGAAATACAGTGTCGTTGTTCCGCTATTCCAAATATGATAGATCTAGTCGAACAAGTTGATAAATTAATTGAAAATGAAAAAGCAGCATAAGGGGAGAAAATGCACGACGAAATAGTGATTTATAAAGTATTAGAAAGGGTGGAAGAATTAATCAAGGAAATTAAATATGGAAAAATTGTAATTGAATTACAAGAAAACAGTGATAAAATAGATATTGTTTCGGAAGTCCGGGAAAGATTTACAAAAAATAAAAAGCCGCATTAAATAATCCCTCATATTATCAGTACTTATAAACATAAAAATATATCAAACAATAAAAAGTACTTTACTTTATTTACCTTTATTGCTATTTTATGTACATAAAGTTAATAAAGGAGATTTGAAATGAATAAAGTTTATGAAAAAATGATAGAAAGAATTGAAAACAATCAGGACCCAATTACAGGAGAAAAAATACAAACCGTTGGACAAATTTTCGTGAAAAACGGTAAAGCATGTGACACAACTGGAAAAGAGGTAATATTAAATGATAAAGGAACATGGATATACAAATAAAAAATACTGGGATTGCTTATGTGAAAGCAATTATATTCATTCTAAAAATGTTAGATGGTGTCTTAAATGCGGAGCAGATAGAGACGAGCAACCTGATTCTATTCAATCGGAGGTAGAAAAATATTTAAATGAAAACAATAACAATTGAAGAGGCTGTCAAGCTCCGTAGAAAATGGAAATACGTTGCTAGTTGTTACAAAAATATGGTCGCTCTTAAAAATGACCATATGGACGAACTACTAAAAGACGGTTTTGATTTTTGTATTATCGGAACAGGGGATTCAGCATATACTCATTCCCTCCGTGTTTCTATTCAATTTGTAAAATCCAGTTTATATTTAAACGGACAATTTTTAATTATAGGGGAGGGCTTTCCAGGAAGAAAAAAAAGTGTGCGTTATTTGGGCTGGTGCATACGAATTGAAAAAGATTAAAAATAACTTGAAGGTTTTATTATGTACAAAATCAAATTTTTTAGAAATCATATATTTTTTGATGAGATCAAGTTAAAAACTTTTAACGAGGTTGTCCATTATTGTGGTTCTGTGTCTAAATTGGATTATGGGTTGGATGATTGTCGTTTTGAGGTTTTTTTCTCAGATCCAGGTTCTAAAAAATTGGATGAATTTATTGATATTTATTTTTTTTAAATAAGGAAATTTAAATGAGATTATGGCACGAAACATTATTGCCGCACCTTCCCACATTGCAATTTAACGGACAGCACCGGGAATGCTGCGCATTACGCGGAAACGGGTGGGATAAAAAGCATTCTACCGTAGAATATATTCATAATTACTCTAGATTATCTTTATACGAATATCATAGAAGATATTTAATTTTAAGAGAAATTCGGGAATACGAATATGATCTTAATTGGCTTAATCCCCGATATCGCGGGAAAAATTGTCCGGCTGATAGTTTGACAACGGATCATTTTTATTCCGGTATTAAAAAATTACCGATTGTTTACCCGGAACACAATCAAAAATATCTTTTAGAGTGTATTGAATTGTTGTTGCAAAAAATACAGGCAAAACCGAAACAATATACTAAAAAAGATATACAGAGATTAGTTAAATTTAATAATTGTTTTTCAGTTTGTTTTGATTATGTTAAATAATTATATAGTACGTTACAAAAGGAGAAAAAAATGGAGATATTATTTTTACTTTTAGCTATGGCATTTACTGGATTTTTAATATTGTGTTTTTTAGCAGAAATGGGATATGGTTCTAAAATAATTTTATCTTTGGCTTGTGTCATAACTATTTTTGGAACTTATGTCACTATGACAAATAACAAATATAAAATAATTAAGGAGGTAATGGTAAAAAAATCTATAAGAATAAATGGAACTCAGATTGTATCTGATGTTCCTGTTGTTTTTGAAGTGTATATTCAAAAATATAAATACTGGTCTGCGTTTAATAACGTGGTATTAAAAATAATTATCAAAAAAAGATTGAAAAAAAATTTTTTTGATGAGCAATAAAAAAAGTTTCCTTTTTCAATTTAAAAACGTATAATATAAGTAAATGGCAACTGTGAAATTAAAATTGGAGGTGATGTCTATTGGATTAAAATAAAACTATAAATTACATACTAACACTTTGTGTATAAGATTTTAAGATTTTAGTACTTGATGACTCTATGCAGATAGCCGGGTGGCGGAAGTGGAAGACGCGCCAAGGGATTGCCTTGGTGGGGGTAATAACAAATAACTCCGTGCAGGTTCGATTCCTGCCCCGGCAAAGAAAAGTCCAACCGTAGCTGGTCATTGCGGATATGGCTATTAGTACCGGTACTTGTCCGGAACAAGTTGCTAGTAAGAAAATAAAAACCTAGACCCGCTTTTTACTTTCGATTTAAACCAGTGTTGTTGCAGAGGGTGTTCTTGCCGGTTCGAGTCCGGCAGCAACAAATGAGGCGAAAGTCTCCAATTTTAACTTTGTTTTTTGTGTCTCCCGGTTAGTTCTGCACACACTAACCCTAGTAAGTTCCGATCAAAAACATTTTCAAATTTCTACTGACCGGGAGACACACACTTAAAAATAATAAAGGATAAATAAATGAAGCTAGCAATAAAAGTTAACAATAAAGAAGAATTTCAAAAAGTACAAGAAAATATTTTTAAATGGAGTAAAACATTTCAGTGGTATTCAAATAAACTGGCTACGCAAGTGAGCCAGGATTTTAAAGATAGGTTTATACAGGATGTCGGGTTTTATCCTTGTTATCCTTGTTATATTTGTCTAGATTTTACAAATAAAACAATGATGCATAGTTATGCTAATAAACGCACTTTGCAAAGCCGAAAATATATTTTTTTTCCGCATACTTTTGATTTAATACATTTTAATTTTAACTCTGAGCAAATTTGTTCTTACTTAGCAAAAAATAGTTATATTGCTTTTAAAAAAGAAAAACAATTCGAAAAAGAATATGGAGATGATTGGGAAGACAAAAGTCCTAATTGGGTAGTAGAAATGCGCCCATTATTTGGAAAGGTAATTCCATTTGCATATTATTTAGATATATTCAAAAAAATATTTGAATGTGCGGATATTGAATTTGATTATATTCATTTTTATTTAGGTCATTGGGGTATAGAAAATACATCTGGCGATAAAAATTATTCATATAGTTATGCAAATTGGATGATCGATATTTTGCCAAAATCTAAAAAAATTGAAGAGGTTTACGAAATTGAAGAAATAGAAGAATCTTTATTAATAGACAGAAAAAAAATTAGACAGGATAATATTATTAATATTCCTAATATAAAATTAAAATAAAGGAGAAATAAAATGGAAGAATCAAAAAAAGTAATTTCTTCACTTTGTACATTCGATGAAATGTATGATGCATCTGAAGAAGAAATTCAGGGAGAGCTTAAGCAGGTAAGCAAAGACAGGATGAAGCGATCATGGAAACGAGATTTTCAACAAATTTATGATCAGTACGGTCAGGAAATAGACAATTCTAAACAGGAACTGGATGAAATGCGAATGAATCTTAAAGAGTACAAAGTCCAGTCTGTTGTAGAAAAAGAATTACAAATCAAAGACCTTGAAGAACAGCTGATTATTGTAGAAAAAGAATATAAACGGCTGTTTGAAGAAGACATAAAAAATTCATAGCTTCATTAAATCTCTAGTCACTTTAATGTCTGTCCCCGGTAATTTTTATCGGGGACTTTTTTTGAGAAATAATAAAAAAAGTCTTTACTTTTAAGTGTTATTTTTTTATACTATATATAAGTAAAACATTCGGTTGAGCAAAAAATGCAGGCCAGTTAAAAACAAGAGAAATCCATCTTTTGTTTTAGCTGGCCTTTTTTATTGGAGAAATTAAATGCCATTGCCAAAACCAAAAAAGGGAGAAACACAAAAAGAATTCATGTCCAGATGTATGGGAGATCCGATCATGGTTAAAGAATTTCCGGATCAAAAACAACGTAGTGCCATATGCGCAACAGAATATAATAAACGAGATAAAGCAGATGTAAATTTTAAAAGCGATCAAATTCGTATTGATTATATTAGTTCCGATACAAACAAAGAATGGATTACAGAAAAATTTGAACTTACTTCTGAAGGGTACTTGAAAGGAAAAGCTGTTATTACAAATGTTGGTGTTTTTCCTTACCAGTTAAAAGACGGGACTGTTTTTTGGGAATTAAGACCACCTGAAGAAGTTTTTGATCAGGATAGTTTAGATTCTTTTAAAATGCTTCCATTAACCAATGAACATCCGCGCGAAAGAATAACAATAGATAATATAAAACAATACCAGGTAGGATATTCTGGTGATAGAATAGATCATGATGAATACCACGTTACTACTCCGTTAATTTTTACAGACAGAGAAACAATAATGGATATTCAGGAAGGAAAGCGGGCTATTAGTAACGGCTATACCTGCGATGTTGAAGAGACGCCGGGAGTATGGATGGGGATTCCGTATGACGGCATACAAAGAAATATCCGTGGCAACCACATTGCATTAGTGGACAGGGGCCGGGCCGGGGATGCTGCAATTTTAAGATTGGATTCCGCTGAAAATATCGGAATTCAAACAGACGAAAATAAAATCAAAGGAGTAGAGCCGATGGCACAATTAAAAAAATTTAAAATTGATGGTGTGGAATATGAGGCCGAACCAGAAGTTATTCGTGCCTTAAATACGTCAGAAAAAAAAGTTGATAATCTTGAAAAAGAAATAGAACAACTTAAAAAAGACAAACTTACCCTTGAAGGGGAAAAAGATCAAAAAGAAGATGAACTCACTGAGCTTAAAAAACAATTAAAAGAAAGTGAAGAGAATCAAAATAATGATGAAGACATTGAAAATGCTGTACAACAACGCCTTGTTATTTGGGATGCTGCTAAACGGGCAGATGTTGAAATCAGAAAAGATTCAAAAGAAATGGATTTGAAAAAAGAAATAATTGTAAAATTGTTTCCGAATTCAAAAGAAAAAATTGATAAAGCCAAAGAGGCATATATTAATGCCCGGTTTGATGCTGCGTTGGAATATTTGGAAGGACAAGAAAACGAAGATTCCGAAGACGTTGAGGACATTCGGGTGGATTCCATTTCTCATGTTAGTAATAAAAAACTGGAACATAATTCTGATGCCGCTTACGATAAAATGGTAAACAGAATGACAAGTGCCTGGGAAAGGGAGGTAAATTAATATGGCAGCGTATGGAACAATAGACGAAGCTATCCGGGGATTAAAATATGGTCTAGGCCCGGACGGTAGAATTGAAGGTGGTTGGGCCTGCAAAGAAGCAGACGGGATTGAATTTGGTGATCCTGTTTTTGGATATGTCGGGGACAATATATCATGTTATAAATTCAAAAATGATGTTGGTAAAATTGTTTTTGATGCGGACTTTGAAGCGAGTAATGTAATTACTATAACAGTAAACAGTGTGGCAGCTGCAGATGTAACATTTACTACAGACCACGACACGACAGCCGGACTAGTTGTAGATGCAATAAATGCACTCACAGGAGTAAAAGCCGTTTTAGATTCTACAGACACTGACAACCGGACTTTTTTGATTCAGACCAAAGGACAAACTGCGGTAGTTGCTGAAGCGGTTACCGGCGGAAGCGGACAACCGGACGGGACTATTACTTATGGTTCTTCTCAAGTATTTTTGGGCGTTGCTCTTTTCTCTCAAAACCAACCAAAGTTATACGAACAGTATGATGCTGTTAATGTTATGGCTGATGGCGAACTTTGGGTGGAGCCAGTCGCGACTGTTTACGCAGGACAAGCCGGATATGTCGATAATGCAGCTACAGACATTGGAGAATTTTCAAATGCCGGTGTTGAAATAAACGGAACATATAGAAGCAATGCGACTTCAGGAAATTTGGCCCGGTTACGTGTCCTTGGACAAAAACAAATGACCTATGCCGGTCTATTCGTATAATGGAAATGGAGGAAAAATAAAAATGGCAAAATTTAAAACAAGAGCGGACGTTCAGCATCTAGATGCCGGCGAAACTGCGTTTTTTAAACGACAATTGGAGTTTGTAAAAAGTAAAACGTACGATACAAAATATAAAAATCTGAAAGCAATGATGTTTCTTCCGGTTTCCACGGAAGCAAACCCAGGGGATGATTATATCGTATGGTATAGTTTTTCAAAAGCCGGCAAAGCAAAAATTATCTCTGATTATGCTCACGACTTTCCGCGCGTAGACGTTTACGCAGAGGAAAATCAAAGCAAAATTAAATCAATCGGGGCTAGTTACGGATATTCTACAAAAGAAATTCGAAGAGCTGCAAAAGCCGGAAACAAACTAAATACCCGTAGAGCAAATACCGCGCGCCGGGCAATTGAAGAGGAAATTGATGACATTGCCTGGAATGGAAATGAAGATTTCAATCTTCAAGGTTTTTTAAATTATCCCGGAATAACAGAGTATACAGTCCCGAACGACGGAACCGGTTCAAGTACTTTATGGTCGTCTAAAACTGCGGCGTTAATTATTCGAGACATGACAGGATTATTAAATTCGGTTTCTGTTCCGACTTACGGAAAAGAAGAAATTGATCAAATTTTACTTCCACGCGAACAATACAATTTGATTAAAACAACTGAAATGTCTGCCGGATCAGATTATACTATTTTAAAATTCTTTTTGGAAACTAATCCGGGAGTGTCTGTTGATATTCTTGACGAACTTGACGGGGCCGGAGATGGTGGACTTGATAGGATGGTTGGATATGTTCGTGACCCGGAACATCTAACTTTGGAAATTCCGCAACCGTTCGAGCAGCTTGAATATGACAAAAAAGGAATGGAATATGAAATTCCTTGTCATGCAGAATGTGGGGGAGTAATTATTTATTATCCCCAGTCAGTTGCCTTTGGTGACGGAATATAAAAATTAAAAAGGTGGAGGAACCAAATGATTGTTAATTGGAATAAAAAGGGAGCCGGTTTATTAATTATATCCAGATTAAAATCGGGTAAAATTGTTAAGACAAAACAACTATTGCCCGGTTTTAATGAGATACCGGACGACGACTGGGAAAGCATTAAACCCCAACTACAAAGTAAAATTGATAATGGAACAATCGAAATTATTAATGAAGAAGTAAAACAGGAAATCGAGGTAAATGGAAAAGTCCGTACACGTAGAAATTCAGTAACAGAGTTTAAAGATTTACCGGCAGAAAAGGCACTTGAAATTGTTAAGGACACGTGGGATAGAAAAACTTTAATGAAATGGAAAGTAAAAGAAAACAGGGACGAAATCCGGGCAGCAATCGCGGAACAATTGGAACAAATTAACAACCCGAAAAAAAAATAAAAATTAATTTCAAAGGAGTTTTGAAATGATTTTAAAATGGACAGTAGACAGAATAAGAAAGCCGGTTGAAATTAAAGCAAAGGGCGGTACTGCTACCCTTTGCTTTATGCATAAAGATCAAATTGTACACGTGCCGGATTCTATCGGCGAAGAAGTAAAAAAGAAATTGTCTGATGACATTTCTAATGGAAATATTATTGTTGAAGAAAACAAAATAGATGTTGAAGAAAACAAAACAGATGTTGAAGAAAACAAAACAGAAAGCAAAAAGAAAACTACTAAAAAAGTAAAAGAAGACGATGAAGAAATTAACATCAAGGAATTATAAATGAGTGTTAGTACAATACTATCAACTATAGCCCCGCAATATGATTCACTTGTTTCCAGAAGTGAATTTATTTCTTTAGCTGAAACACAAGTGAACCGTTGCTGGTTCCGAAACAAGGCAGATTTGGCAGTTGCGTTAATGACAGCTCACATGATTTCTGTTTTCACGTCTTCTTATAGACAGGATGGAACAGGTGGATCAGTTACGAGCAAACGGGAGGGGGATTTGGCGCTTTCTTTTGCACAATCGGTAAATGGAAATTCCGATCTAAATCAAACATCTTATGGAAAACAATTTCAGTCTTTAATGAAAAGCGGAGGGTTTTTTATAGGATGTACCGGTGGAGGTATTTTAAATAATGTCTGTTAAAGTTGAAGAAATAGACCGGGGCTGGATAAGAATTTTAAGAGAGCTACGAAAATTAAACAACAGTTATACGGCTGTTGGTTTTTTTGGACATGGCGGAACTCCCGGTGACGATATTGCAGCCCGTGCCGCTGTGCAAGAACTTGGTGCAACAATAAAAGTAACAACTAAAATGCGTTTTTATTTTCTTTATAAGTTTGGATTTATGCTAAAAAAAAGTATATTACGAATACCAAAACGGCCTTTTATGTCTGAAGCATATGATGATCATAAAAATAAAATTAATAAACAATTAGATCGGGCGTATGACAATGTGTTATATGGAAGACATAAAGCTAAACAAGCATTGAGTAGGATTGGAGAAGCATGGGTTGGATTTATCAAACTATCTATACGAACAGGGAACTGGAAAAAAAATTCATCTTTCACAATAAAACAAAAAGGAAGTTCCCGGCCTTTAATTAAAGATGGCGAAATGTTTAATGCTGTTCAGCATAAGGAGTTTATGAAATGACATTGATTTCCGGCACACAAATGTATAATTATTCTGTTGGAAAATATGTTGAGGGAGAATGGACGGAAAGTCCGGCAGAGCCTGGAACATTTAATGGAAGTATTCAACCATTAAATTATAAAGAACTCAATGCATTACAAATAGGCCGGGAAGATAAGGGAAAAATAAAAATATATTCTGATATTGAATTGCCGATAGGAAGTGAAATAGAAGTTGGACAAGAAGAAATGGAAAAAACAAGTGGAGCAATAATTACCTGGCAAGGAAAATTATGGGAAGTAATAAAACAGGTTTCATATCAAATGGGGATTATTTCTCACTATAAATTTATAGCAGAATATCGCGGACCAGTGGAAACATAAGGAGATAGAATGCATGAAACTAAATTACAAAAATATACGGCCTACTTGGAAACATCACTTGTTTTTCTTATTAATGAGTTATGGCTGGCGCCTGAAAAAATGGGGGCAATCGTTGCTGAATGTTCCTCAGAGGCGATCAAGGGAATATTTGGAAATAAAAATGGCCGGGGACAACTTAATAAAGACTGGTTACAGCGATTTGAAGACGGATTCGCACAACAATTGTGTGACGAACTAAAGCAATATGCAATAAAGGAGAATTAAAATGGCAGGATTTACAAATGCAGTTGCAGCGGCTACGCTAAATGCTTTTATTTCTGATTTAAGTACTAATTGTTATTTGGCATTATATACTGTTGTTCCCGGAGAGGATGGAACAGGCGGAACGGAAGCGGATTATACCGGATATGCAAGACAGCAAATAACGAATTGGAATAGCGCAACCCTTGCCGATCCGTCAGTTAAATCAAATAACGAACAAATTAATTTTCCTCAATGCACTGCAGGATCTAATACAATAGTCGGCTGGGCAATTGTAAATGCTCTTTCAGGTGGGACAGTACAATTTGTTGGTTCGTTTACAAGTAGTTTAGAAGTTAGTAACGGCATTACTCCGATTATCGGGGATGAAGATTTGGAATTAAGGCTGGATTAAGGATAATATAATGGCAGTTGTTTGGTGTAATCCTGCTAATGTAGGAACAGAGGACGGAATAACAAGGGCGACAGGTTGGGTCTACATGGCTGACGCTCTTATAGACGGAAATTTAAATACAACTGATGGCATTCGTGTAGCTGATAGTGGAGACGGTGCCGTTTTGCCTGGCACACTTGCATGGGTAGAGGGAAGTATAACAATAAACACCAGTGAAGATCTTACCGGAAGTTTGACCGCTGGTGATTTTATCGCTAAGTCGGATTTTGATACAGACGACAATGAAACTCCGCATGAAATTGCGTCTATTACTAGTTCAGTCATAACACTCACAAAAGTGTATGTGGGCGCAACGGAAACAATAAGTGGAAATATAAAAATTTCTACGTTCGACGATTTAAACTGGTCCTTAAATGTTGCATCTATTCCGGTTAGTTGTGGATGGAAAAGCACAGATACTACAGAGGCAACAGGCTGGACATTTTTAAGAAAAACCGGAACTAAAACTGGCACTGGAATTGATATTGCTGCAAATGGTGTGTCTTTGTATCGGGCTGGCGCATTTAGATATGACAGAAATTTAGAAGTATATGGAATATATATAATTACTATTATAAATTTTTATGCTCTTAGTGCTGCCGACGAAAGTATGTATATACAAACAACAATAAAATCTTATTTTGAAAATATCTGGTCTTGTGGAAGTGACGACCAGGGAATATATATGGGGTATGGAATTAAAGATACAGAATTTTTTAATGTGCATTGCCACGCAAACGATGATGGAATTTTGTTTAGCGGGAACCGACCTTATTTTTGCAGCGTTTATTGTTACTATAATACTTATGGAATATGGTGTAATGAAAATGATTTTTTTGCAACAAACGTACATCTAAAAAATAATACGCATGGAATTGATATATTTAATTCCGGTGATCATACGTTAATAAATGTTGAATTTGATGGAAATACTAATAATATAACTTTTGGTGGTAGTTATGATGTTAGTTCGGAGCGTCCTGGCTTAGCGATACAAAATTTTAATCTTGTTGCCGGTGATAATAGAAGCTATTTTAAAAACGGAACTATTATTGCAGAGACTACTGAGGTTAGGACAACAAACAGCAGAAAATTTGAGGCTACCTCTGCAACGGAATACATAATAGAATGTTGTAAATATTTTCCGGTTAATTCCGGTGTTTCTGCTACATTGTCTTTTTATGCAAAAAATGACGTGAGTTTTAACGGAAATTTTGAAGCAAGTGTCTGGTTTGAAGGAATTAAAATAACCGATTGGACAGAAAAGACATTAACAACAGATTTTGCACAATATACAATTGTTGCTAATGCTATAGATATAGACAAAGACGGACATGTGGAATTAAGGCTGCGCGCAAGAGGAACGGCCGGAACTGTTTATCTTGCTGATGATTCTACAGACTATGGAGTAAGCTAATGTATGTGAACGGATTATCTTTATTTATTTATGATAACAGGGCATATATTAATGGTCTTGCTCTTTTGCTATATGTTGTAGAAAGTACAAACTTATCTGGATTTGGATTAAGTGAAAGCAACGAAGAAAGTACATTAACCGGAACAGGTAGTTTGAATGGAAATGAAACAAGTGTTTCTGATAGCCTGTCTTCTATTTTTGCAATAGGAAATTTATTTGGATTCGGATTAAGCGAAAGTACCGCAGCAGCAAGTTTTTTGTCCGACGATTTGCCAAAAATAGAAACTTGTCAGGAATTTTTTAAATTTTTAAGAACGTGGATAAATAAAATACTAAATGAAGACCGGGGATTGTCTGTACAAATTATTAAATCACATCAAAATGCTCCGGCATTAAAAGCGCAACATATTGTTATAGACTATAGTCCACGTAGAACAAAAACAGGTAGAGCAACAAAAACAGATCCGGCCCCGGCCCCGGAAAATCCCGGAGACATGGAAGAGGGACTGGTCTATATAATTGAAGACTATTCTTACGTAGTAGAGTTACGTGAAGAAAATGGATGTGGAGATTATTTAAAATATATTGTTGATAGTATTGAAACGCACGATACACAGCAATTATTTTTTGAAAATAAAGTTTCTTTTTTACGGTCAGGGGATATTCAAAATGTCCCGCGACTTGATGATACGTTTTGGAAAAAACAAGCAGTTGTTGAAATTGAAATAGGTCTTCCGACATATCTTAAAGATATGGGTGAAGGTTGGATAGATGAAATTAACTACACTGCAACTATTGGAGGTTTACAAAATGAGTAGTTTAAATAATGTCGTAAGTGTTTCTATTAGTAGAGAAACACAATCAGTCACTCAGGCAGCGTTCGGGACTCCGGGAATAATAGCTGAATTTTCTACTACAAAAACAACAGTTGAATTTGATAGATATCGGGAATATGCTTCACTGACAGAAATGTCAGAAGATGGATGGGGCACAGACGATGAAGTTTATCAGGCGGCTAGTTTAATTTTCAGCCAAAATCCAAAAGTAGATAAAGTAATGGTTGGTCGCAAAGATTCCGGTGATGCTGACTGGGACGAAGCATTAACAACAATAAGTTTATCGTCTAACGACTGGTATGTTTTTTGTATTATCGCAAGTCATGCAGGAACAGTTGTTTTTGATGCTGACTTTGTCGCTTCTAATGCGATTGATTTTACAATTAATGATACAGTAGTTACTACTGTTAATTTTACTACAGATCAGGCAACCACAATGTCCGCTATTAAAGCACAAATCGAAAGCGATGTAACCGGATCATCCGTGACAATAGATTCCAGTGACCCGGATAATCGGACTTTAATAATTGAGGTGTTTGGACAAAGTGGAGTTGATAGCGTTTCTGTTGCAGTTACCGGTGGAGTATCACAACCGGCCGCGGCGATCACTTATATAAATGAAGATGATTATAAAGAAGCGGCAGCTTGGGCAGAGACACAAAAAAAATTATTTATTTATTGTTCAAGCTCTTCGGCTATAAAAAATCCGAGTAGTACCAGTGATATTGCCTACTTTGTAAAAAATCTCGGGTATGAACGGACAATAAGTTGTTACCATACCGATGCGCAAGGAGATGCAGATCCGGCATTTTTTGAAACAGGATGGATTGGTGAAACTCTTCCGTATGATCCTGGTTCACAAACATGGTGCTACAAAACTATTACCGGATTGTCCCCGTATAGTTTGAAGTCTTCTGAAAGAACTGCTATACTTGCAAAAAATTGTAATATCTATACAACAACCGGCGGTATAAATAATACCGAACAAGGAAAAGTTGCAAGCGGTGAATTTATAGATGTTATGCGGGGACTGGATTGGCTTGAAGCTAGATTACAAGAGGCTGTTTGGTCCGATCTTGCAAGTGAACGGAAAATCCCATACACTGACGAAGGCGTTACAATGGTTACCGGAACTATTCGGGGAGTATTAGAAGAGGCAGCACGGGCCGGACTTTTAGTTTTAGAAAGCATTGAAATATCTGCTCCGGCCGTTGCGGATATTCCAACAGCAAGTAGAACAGCACGAACATTACCGGACATAAATTTTTCAGCTACTTTGCAGGGAGCAATTCACAAAGTAGAAATTGAAGGAATTGTGACAATATAAATGGAGGAAGAAAAATGAGAGATCCACAAGTTAGAACATACGATCCCAAAAAAGTTGTAATTACTTGGGGCACAATAATTTTTACAGGATATATGTCCGGCACATTTATTACAATTGCACGTAGTGGAGATATATTTGAAAAGGATAAGGGCAGTGACGGAACAATTGACCGTATTAACAAAAACGCGGTCGATTTTGCGGTTACCGTAACGTTAAAACAAACATCTATTACAAATGATTTATTGTCGGCAGCAATGAAAATTGACATAGAAAGCAATACAAGTATTTACCCGCTAACTGTTGCAGACGTGGGCGGCACAACTTTATTTTTTGCCAGTCAAGCGTGGATAGGAAAAGATCCGGATGATGAACATTCTGATTCTTTAGTAGGCAGGGAATGGAGATTCGACACAGGTCCGGCAGAAAAATTCACCGGTGGAAATATTGCGTAATTTAAAAAAAGTGGAGGAACCAAATGGAAGAACAAAAAGAATTAATCATTGATGGGATTAAGTTTCAGTTGTACCCGCTCAATGTAATGACTGCTCTTAAGCTGGATAAAAAGGTAGTATCTTTATTACTACCGGTTTTGTCGGGAGTGGATGATTTTGATTTAGACGCTGAAATAGATCTTGGAAAAGCCATGTCGGCGTTTAGTACCAGCCTTGCAAATATGAAAGATGAAGATTTTATTTCTTTTGTAAAAGAAATGTTGTCTACAATAGTTGTAGAAGTCCCCGGACAGGCTCCAACTCAAATTCAATCTGAGTCGGAAATAAATACAGTGTTTAAAGGATCAATTGTAACAATTTATAAATTGCTATGGGAGGTGATGAAGTTTAACAATTTCTCCCCTTTCGTGGTGGCGGATGGTGGAACAGGAATGATTCAAACAATTATCTCAAGAAAGGCAGGTCAGCAGAAAATGCAAAGTGGAAAAGGATCGGCAAAATAGGCGATCTAACCGGGGAGTTAGAATGGGAATGGCCGGTATGGAAATTATGTTTATTAAATAATATTCCTTTATCTGAAATAAAAAATCACTGGACCTTAAAGGATGTGCAAAAGGCTCTTGATTTTTTAGAAATGCAAAACGATTATGAAACGGCTTCCCATGCATTTTTTGAAGACAGAATAAAGAAAAAATGACAGTACGGGAACTTATAAATAAAATTGGTTTTAAAGTAGACCAAGGACAGGCAAAAAAGGCAGAAAAGTCTGTCAAAAAAATGTCTACTAAAATGAAGCTTGCAATCGGTAGCGTTGTTGCCGGAGTGCTTTGGATTGGTAAATCTGCAATTAGTGCCGCAGCGGACATGGAAATGCTAACAACACAATTTGAAGTTATGTTGGGAAGTACGGAAGCAGCGAATGATATGATGCAGCAATTAAGAAGTTTTGCTGCATCAACTCCGTTTGCGTTAGAAGATTTAGCAAAAGGCACACAAACATTATTATCATATAAAGTTAGTTCTGAAGATGTGTTAGGCGTTATGCGAATGCTTGGCGATACTGCCCAGGGAAATTCTGAAAATTTAAAAACTTTGTCTACTGCATTCGGCAGAATTACCGCTGACGGTAAAGCTACTGGAGAAACATTAAATATGATTCAGGAAAGGGGCATTGGAATTTATTCAGAATTAGCTGAAATGAAAGGAACAACTGTTGTACAATTAAGAAAAATGGTATCGGCCGGACAAATATCTGCCGCAGATGTTAAAGCGTCGTTTGAACGGATGACAAGTGAAGGCGGAATGTTTTTTCAAGGAATGGAAAAACAATCAAAAACATTTCTTGGACTTGTTTCTACAATGAAGGATAATTTTAAAGACTTATTAGCTGAGGTCGGATCAGCGTTACTTCCTGTTATGAAAGAAGTTGTAGAAATTATTACAAAGCTTGTACAAGGTCCGCTTGGTGAATTAATAGCAGTAATTGTAAATAATTTAACACCTGTTTTACAAATGCTTGGACAGCTGCTAGGCCCGTTGTTTGAAGCATTAATTCCGGTTTTTATGGCATTAAATGCAGTTATTAAACCGTTTATAGAAATACTAACAGGTATATTATTACCGGTACTTCAAGCCGTTGTCCCGTTATTTCAAGTATTTTCCGAAGTGTTTTTAATAATCGGAGAGATTTTAACTCACTTAGTTCCGTTATTTCAGGCACTGGGACAAATTATATTTTTTGTTGTTAATATTGTTGTTTTGATGTTACAAGTTCTTATGCCTCTCATAGAAGTGATAGGATGGATTATAGGAATTGTTGCAGATATCTTGACACCGATATTTGCTATTTTTGCGGATCTTTTAAGCATTATATTTAGTATTCTTGAACCGTTGATGCCTTTATTTGTTTTGTTCGGAAAAGTTTTATCCTGGGTTGCTAAAATTTTGGGAGTTCTTTTGTGGCCGATTAAAATAATTGTTGAAGGTATTAAATGGGTCGTGGATAGAATAAAAGATTTGGTTGATTGGATTATGGGGGAAGACGAAGACAAAAAGAAAAAAGAAGAAGACGAAAAAAAGAAATCTCTAAAACCAACTACTTTAAAAATGAAAGCTTCATCCTTAGCAAGTAATATGAAAGGTGGAATGAAGGGCGGAAATGTTGCAAATGTAAATATGACAAATAATGTTGGAGTAAATGCCCAGGGAAATATTGGCAGTAAGGCCGGGGCCGAACGTGTAATGAAAGAGGCTGCTAAATCTGTATTTACAGTAGAGTTACAAAAAATATTAATTAATTCCGGGTACTAATGATGGCTGATTTGCCTTTTAATTTATTTTTTAAATATAACAGAGCTTACGGAGTAGGCAATATAAAATTTGATTTAATAATGAGCGAAGATCATAATTTTGAATCTGACGTTACGGACCACCCGGTTGAAGATGGTTCTAATATAACAGACCACATACAAAACAGACTAGAAAACGGAACGCTTACCGGAATTATTTCAAATTTTAGTATTAACACACCCGGTCTATATTCTAACAGGGCACAAGATGCATTTGATGCGTTAGTAGCTCTCTGGAAAGAAAAAACATTAGTGACAATAACTACTGTTTTACGGGTGTATGAAAATGTAGCAATTGTTAGTATTCCTATTGCACGTGATACAGATTCCGGGGAGAGCATTACTATTCAAGTTTCTTTTAAGCAAGTAAAAACAGTAAAATTACAAGAAGTTACTTTGGAATTAGATGTAAAAGTTCAGGATTTAAAAAGTAATAAAAACAGACAGGTAGCAAAAAAAACGGAAGTAGGCCGGACAACAAAACAAAATACAACGGCAAACCCGTACTGGGCAGGATAATGGATAATATACCGACATATCAAGACACTTCGAGCAGCTTTGAACAAGAAATTATTTTAGGCGATCGCTTGATGATTATAACATTGTTTTGGAACTCTCGAAGTGGAGCGTGGTACATGGATATAGAAGACAATGAAACCGGGGACAGCGTAAGCGGTGTAAAACTTATTCCTGATTGGCCGGTTTTAAGACAGTACCGGGCCTATATCCCGGATTTTGACGGTGACATAATGGTAATTGCTATAGATACGGATGTGGACGAACGAATTACATATGAAAATCTAAATGACGGGTATGAACTAAACTATATAACAGCTGAAGAACTTGAGCAATGGGAAGATTATAATGGCGTGGGATAGGTATACAAAAATAACAGTTACAAATGAAGGTACCGGACTGGTTATTAGTGATCTTGATATAGATTTTGATATTAACCGGTCTATAACGCTGGCAGAAAACACGGCAGAATTGACCGTATACAATGCTCAAGAAACTACCCGGAAACAGGTTTTAAAAAAAGGAGCTACTATAGTATTTGAAGCCGGATATAAAGATGAATCAGTGGCTACTATCTTTGCCGGGAGTATTACAAAAAGCAATTCGTATAAAAACGGAAATGATGTTATTACAGAAATAAAAGCAGTTGCTGGAAGGGGATCAAACATAAGTTTAAAAAATATTGATATTAGTATTTCTTATTCGGCTGGAACATTTCTGAGTAGACCTATCCGGGACATTGCAGCGCTTATGGGGCTTGTTATACACGGAATAGAAACGGCAAACATTAAACTACCTAATGGGTGGGTTTTTGCCGGAAGTGTAAATGGTGCTTTAAGATATATACATGATGTGCTTAGTTCTTCCGGTATAAATATGTATATAGATAATAATGAATTAGTGATACATAATGTTACCGGGACAAGCCGTTTTAATATTGTTTTATTATCCTATGAAGGTGGATTATTAAAAATAGAAGATATTACGGAAGCAGAAAATCAATCATCCACTTCTAAAAATAAAAGCAAAGAAGTTAAAAAAAAATTAAAATTTGATTCTTTGTTAATATCTCAATTACAAATAAATTGTCCGGTAACATTTAGAACAGAAAATTTAAATGCTACTTATATTGTAGAAAAATTAAGATTTTTTGGAAATAATTACGGCGGTGATTTTAATTGTGAAGGTGAGGTAATAGAACAATGATTGAAGGCACAGTAGACATATTTGAAAAGTTTTTTAAGAGTCGCGAAGAGTGTATTCATACTTGTCTGCCGGGAAAAATAACAAGATATGATGCAGACAAAAGAAAAGCGGTTGTTAAACCACTTGTAAAAATAAAAAATAAAAACGGGGCAATAATAGAAGTCCCGGCAATAAGTGAAGTTCCGGTTATTTGTCCCGGCGGTTCAAATTTTTCTTTAACATGGGATATTAAAAATGGAGATGGTTGTTTAATTTTGTTTGCCGAAACAGGGATAGGAAATTATTTAAATAGTTCCGGGCAGGTTGTGGAAGCCGATGATATGTCCCGTTTCTCTCTTACGGATGCAATTTGCATTCCGGGATTGTTCCCGTTTTCATCTGTGCCGGACAGTAATGTAATAATTGAAAGTACATTAAATTCAAAATTAAAAATAGAAAATAAAACAGAAAATTTAAATACATTGTTACAAGATTTAATTACAGCAATAAAAGATATAACAACTACCGGAGGGTATTCTGTAAATCCGGCCAGTCAATTATCTCTAACAAATATAGCAACCAGGATAGAAACATTATTGGAGTAATTATGAAAAATTTATATTTAAATAAAGAAACAAGTGATTTAGAATTAAAAAATTTTAATTTAAGATTAACGGAAAATAATACTGAGTGGCTTTCACAAAGAATCGAAAACGAATTTAAGTTTTTTTATGGGGAGTGGTTCGCAGAGCAGACAAGGGGCCTAGATCATTTTGGCAAAGTTTTAAAAAAACAAGTCGACGTTGATCAGGTATATGCATTATATTATGATTTTCTTAAAAATATAACAGGCGTTAGTTCTATTGAAAGCTTTGAGGTTGATTATGTTCGTGAAACAAGAACATATACAATTAATTTTGTGGTTATAAGTGAAGAAAATGAAACAGTTGAAGGGAGCGTGACAGTGTAATGGGTTATTTTATAGATTCTACCGGATTCCATAAAAAAACATATTCTGAATTAAAAACAGAATATGAAAACGAATTTAAAGCAGCGTTTGGGGATGACATTGATCTTGATCCGTCCGGTCCGTTTGGGGAACTGGTCGGGTTACTTGCTCAAAGGGATTCAGATATTTGGGAAGGTGTAGAAGAAATTTACAATAGCAGAGATCCAAACGCAGCTGAAGGAATGTCTTTAGATAAAATAGCAGCCGAAACCGGTATTATACGACAGGAAGCCACAGAGACTTCAGTATATGTCGTATTGTTATACGGAACCGAAGGCACATTAATTGAAGCTGGAAAAGAAGCCCGGCAAAGTATCGGAGACTATTCCGATATGAGCTATGTTTTACAAGAAAATACAACAATTACAAAAACGGCAGCAAGAGAAATTGAATTAACTGTACAAACTCCCGCGGATTTGGAAGTATTTACAATTACAATAGATAGTGTAGATTATAGTTACGCTGCTAGTGTTGGAAGCGATGACGCTGAGGAAGTTGCTTGGCAATTAAAGACAGCGATCGAGGCCGGAGTATTTACCGGAACAGTTGCGCAAAACGGAGCAACATTGACAATAACAGATACTAACACCGCCAATGACGCTATGAACATAGATTGGACAGCAAATATTGATTTAGATTTGTTAGCAAGTGGGGGAACTTTTGAGGCCTCTCTTGCCGGCGAAATTCCGTTAAGCGCGAACAGCTTAGACACAATTGTTACGCCGGTGTCCGGCTGGGACAGTGTTATAAATCCGAATTCCGGTATAACAGGAAGAAAAAAAGAAACTGATTCTGAGTTTCGTATTCGGCGTGCAAATACATTATTTACCGGAAATGCAACAGATGATGCGATGATCCGGGCAATTAGTAATAATGTTTCCGGGATTACTGCGGTGTCTATGACGAGCAATCGGGAAGAAACAACAAGCAGTGAAGACATACCTCCACATAGTTATGAAGTTGTCGTGGTTGGGGGGGATGAAGACGACATTGCACAGCAAATTTGGTTGACACAACCATCTGGGATAGGAAGTTACGGGAACACAGAAAAAACGGTTGTCGATTCCCAGGGAATTACTCAGACAATCTATTTCAGCCGGCCTACTCCGGTGTATATACATGTCCGAGTCAGCCGGGATTTATATGATGAAGAGTCCTACCCATCTAATGGGGATGATTTGATAAAAGAATATATTGTGGATTGGTCCTTGATAAATCAAACAATCGGAAAGGACGTAATCCCGCAAAGATTAAGTACTCCAATTTATCAAGTTCCCGGAGTCGGAAAAATTTTAATTGAGACAGACGGGACGGCCAGCCCCGGCGATGCTCCGTCATATTCTACAGACATCATTGAAATTGCAAATAGAGAATATGGGGATTTTGCAACAGATAGAATTGTTGTACAAGACTTAACACCGTAAAAGGAAAAATAAAATGGACGGATATTCAATAGAACAAAAAACATACACGAATGCAGAACTTTTAATTTCTCAGTTTTCGGATAGTGATAAATTAAAAAGTATTGTAAATGCAGCCAATGCACGGGCAGACGATATAGAAACAGCCGTTTTTGAAATTAGAAGTGAGTTTGATTTAGATGTTGCCGTGGGAGTACAGTTGGATATTTTGGGCAGTATTTTTAATGAAGACCGGGACGGCCGGACAGATACGGTTTACCGGACAGCTATAAAAAGCAAAGGAGCTAACCAATTTTCCGGGGAGCCGGAAAGTATTATATCAATTTTAACAAGTACTTTTTTAGCAACATATGTACATTATCGACCATTTTATGATGCAAAATATTATATATCAACAGATATTGATATTTCATCTGAGGATTTAGTTCCGTTTTCTCCGGCAGGAGTAAAACCACTTGTCGAGGCGTATTATGTTACAGACGGAAATGGAAATTATGTTGTAGACGGACAGGGAAAAATTTTAACAGTGATTAAGTGAAGGAGAAATAAAATGGCATATACAACAATTAGTCCGCCTGATTTTGATCCGGCAACCAGTTTAAATTTAACTGACATTTTATGGGCAATGCAGGGAGTAGCAGCGGACAGGGACAAACAAGTTCCATTATCTCTACTAAAAGAATTTATCAACACAGACATAACGTTGACCGGAACAATGATTCACGGGCCGGGCAATTATACAGTTTCTACTCAGGCCGGATTTAATGAACTGATAGAACGAACTGCCGCGAATACATATAAACTTAAAGACGAAGTAATTACAATAAAATTAAAATACTTGTCTGGCGGTTATTTGTGTTATGGCGGGACTTCTTATTTATCGGACGGCGATACCTGGGGAGTATTGCAGACAAATAATTGTACCCGGTTTGAAATAGAAGACGGCGGGCATTTAGCAGTCGGGGACGAACCATTTCAATTATATATAGAAGAGGGCGGTTACTTTAAAGTTCCATGTGAGGGGATAGGCTCAGCCGCTTTTTCTGCAACTGATACTAGTAGTCATTTTTTCTGTGCAAATAGTGGTATAGTATTAGATCAATGTTCAGTAAAAAATCGGCTTGTTGAAGCGGACACTATTTATAGAATTTTTCATGGTAACGTGCAAGATAATTGTCTTTTTAGAAATTGTTTTGTTCAAAATTTTAATAGTGATGCTGCCTCTGTTTTTGGTGTAGTTGTTTTTAGTCGTTGTTTTTCTGTTAATGGTTGTTGGGCAGATACTATTTCTACTGGTGCTTATCAGCTTGAGATTTTTGCAGAATCTGGATATTTAAATAATACTAGAGCAACAAATATTTCTGGAACAGGAAATGGTGACATATTCGTTTATCATGATAATATTGTTATTGCTGGAGCATATGTAAAAAATATTATAAATTCAACAGGCAGCGGAAATGTTTCTGGATTTTATCAATGTGATCAAATATCTGCTTGTCAAATACAAACAATAGAAGCATATTCTGGTTCCATTTACTGTTTTTATGCATGTGATCAAATATCTGCTTGTTTTGTAGACGATGCAGAAACAGTAGACGGAACTATTTATGGATATCAGGGTTGTAATCAAATTTCTGCGTGTAAAGCAAGTACTTTTGTCAGTACTGGAACTGGTCTTATTTTTGGATATAGACTATGTTATGCACTATCGTCTTGCAAAGCTACAAGTTTTCAATCAAATTCTGGAAATGTATATGGATTTTATGAATGTCATGATATGGCAGCATTAATCACAACATTATTGAGTTCTACTTCTGGTACAGTTAATGGATATTATAATTGTACTGAAGGAGCAGCGTTTGAAACAGATGTGGGAACAAATAGTGCCAATGATTATATGGATACTGCAGACACAAATGTTACAAATAAAAATTCAATACAAGATATTTTTACAACATAATAAAAAAGTCCGGGACTGCTCCCGGACTTAATTGTTTTAGTCTATTTTATACCGAATACCTACTATAATTTTATTGTAGGTGATCGGTGCCGGCTTTTCTTCATATTCAAAATAATACACATGTTTGCTAACATAATACTGCCCTATACTAGAAACAACAATGTGTCCGCACATGTGTTCTACTTCTATAAAAAAGAAATCTAAAAAAGTAACACCTATTCCATATGTGTATTGTTCGTAATAGGGACTGTTTTTTAGAAAATCCCCGTCAGTCGGGTAAAACCAGCTCTTCAATCCGCCATAAAAATACGGAGAAAAATATTTAAAATCAGTCCCGTATTTTATTTTCAGATCGATTGTACCGACAGTATTATGATCATTCATTTCATAATACCGTCCGCATCCTGCATTAAATTCCAGCCATCCGGGAATAACTCCCTGATAACTAAATGCGTTTGTTGAAATAAATAATAAAAGTACAAATATTATTTTTTTCATTTTTGATCCTCCAATTTTTTTAACTTTGATTAAAAATACCGGGGCATTAAGCCCCGGTATCATCACACTTTTTAAAACATTTTCTGAGGTGTATTTTTGAAACTCCCCGGTTTTGCGGTTGCCCGAGGAAAACCGTTAACAAGATAAGTGACACATTGCAATAATGGTAACCATTATTACAGACGCTATCAGCGCGGTGATAACTACAGAAGCGATAAATATTTTAATATCAACTTTAACGCTTTTTTTATCACCTTTTTTCATTTTAGACCTCCAATTTTAATTTTTGTCCTGTCTCTTCAGTGCCGGGTGGACAGTTCCGGCAGACGCCCATAAGGGCGTTTCGACTTTTAATGATGTTTCTTTTCTATACATTCGTCATCGTCTTGATCCCAGATTTCCCAGTTCTTTAAACCCAAATCAAAAATCACATCGTAGCAATCATGAACTGATGGGAACTCCCCGACAAAAAATCTTTCGTTTGTTTCTTTGTTATATTCCATTAACTCTAACATTTCTGATCTCCTTTATTAACTTTGTTATATTAATAATATACGGAATAAAGATAATAAAGTAAAGTACTTTTTTATGCATAAGAATAAAAATATATTCGTAAGTACTGGTTTTATGAGTGGTTATTTAACCATTTCAAATATGTTAGAAATTTGGGCATCTTTTTTATCAGATTTCCGTTTCATAGCATCTATTTTTGCGCTTTGTCTAAGAAATGGCTGGGTTGCTTCGTGGATTCTAATTAGCATTGTTTCTACTATATTATTTGTGTCTTCTTGCAATATAGTTAATTCATTTTCTCTTTTGCGTAGATAATTATATTTTTCTCTATTAGAACTAATTTGTTTTTTTAATTTAGAAATTTCATTATTTTTTTGTACAATAATTTGTTGTAATTCTTTTTTAATTTCTTGTATTTGTTTTTTATTTTTTTCTTGATATTCTTTTTTTGTTTCCTGCCGGCCCTGTTCCCGGCCTTTTTTTATTCCGTCTCTTCTTGCTTTTTTAACCTGCTTTGATATAATTCTAAAAAATAATTTTTTCATGGTTTTCTCCTTTTATAAAGTTATCCCGTTTAAAGAAAATTCTGGAATGTTGTCCCCGTCTACGCAGTAAAAAAGATGAAAACAATATTTATGAATATTTATATAATTTTCTTTTTTGGGAAAAATCATTATTACTTTTTTATCTGTTCCGAAAAATAAGTTTTTAATATATAATATTTCTTCGTGTGGCGGATACCGATTTGGCCTCGACAAAGACAAATGCCACCATCTTTTGTCGTCATTTTCTATGTTGCAAGAACAAATCACAAGTAAATTTCCTTTCCGATACATAGCCCCATCTGTTCGTTTTTCTATCAGATCAAAATTAGCTTCTTTAATTTTCTGCTCATTTATCATATGTCTAATCCCACTATTTTATATTTTAGATTTTTTAAATACGGTTTTTGCATATAGTCTTTTGCTCCCTGTTCGCTGTTAAAAGCAACTAAATGATTTGTCCCCTCCCAGCATAGGGGATATATTTGATTGTCGAATGAACTTTTAAAAAGAATAAAATATTTATTTTCCATTTTCTCTTCCTACAAACATAACGATTGCAAAAGAAATTGGAGCAATTAAATCTATAAATATAGCCGGGAATACACTCAGCCAAAATTGTATCATTTCCGGCTTCCATCTAAAAATAGAATTCATCCACAAATAAAAATCAGGCGGACTTTTTTTAACAATTGTTATGTTTTTATTTTTTCTTAAATTAGTTAATTTTTTTAATACATTATTTAATTCTTTTTTTGCGCTGTAGTATCTCCAACGAAAAGCATTATATTGTTTTTTGTTTTTTTCAATATTTTCTTTTGTCGTGTATTGAGATAACACAGATTGTAGTTGTTTTATATCCTCTTTAAGTATCCTGGCCCGTTCCTGGTATTCCTGTTTTTGTTCCGCATATTCCATATTTTTTATATCATTTTCTGCAATCAATTTTTCCTGTTTGTATTGCAAATTAAGTTTTTCTATGCGGGCATTATACTGTCCGGCCACGGTACTGATCATAGAAAATACAGTAACAATAATCCATAATAAAGAAAAAACAAAAATTAAAGCATATTGTTTCTTTTTAAAAAACAGTACTATTAATTCAAACGCACTAACAGCAAAAGCAACCATTATGGTTGCTAATAACAAAGACCGGAACGGACTCAAAAATTCCCGGAGCCAGTTGTCTGAATAATACACAGACATGTACGTGGCTCCTATACCGATAACTAATAATATATATTTCAAAATTGATATCCAGTTATTAAATTTAATAACCGGTTTTTTAAATTGAGTAACATCTAATTTAACAGTGTCTTTTTTTTGTTTGATTTTATTTACAACTTTTTTAACCGGGAGTTTTTTTATTTTGTCCGGCAGTTGGCTGATCGTGAGTTTATTATTTTCAACCAAAAGAAACTTTTTGTTTTTGAGATAGGACAATATTTTGTAAATAGAATTTTTATCCAATCCGGTTTCTTCCTTTATATACGAAAGTTTTGGAATTTTTCCGTATTTTTTAAAATAATATTCTAAAATTTTTTTCATTTTTTCAATATCATTCAATGATATTGTTTTAGGTTCCGGTTTTTTCATTCTTTTTATTTTTCCTTTAATTGTTTTCACTGAGGCAACTCTGCTACCATCACAACTCTTAGTTTTTCTTTAGATGCTATATTATGCGCCATTTTAGATGCAGATTTAAAATTGTTCGCGGGAAGTTCTATTTGTTTACAAGATTTTGCCTTAGCACTATCTGAAGTTTTTTTAAAAAATATTCTATAGGTATATTTCATGCTGCACTCCTTTTTTCCGTTAATAGTTATATTATACTATTTTAAACACAAAAAGAAATAATTATTTTCCAAAAAGTGAAATTTTTTTAAAAAAAATTAAAAAGTACTTTACTTGATCACTGTTTTTGTTATTTTAGTATTAAAGTTAAAAATTGGAGGTTAAAATGGAAGAACAAAAACAACAAGAAGTACAATTTTTGTACGAATTGCTAAAACGTTGTAATTCGCTTACAATCGAATGTTTTTTAAAAGGGAAAGCGTTACCTTTGTCTATTCGTAAACGAGGAATAGATAAAGTATCGGTTGTAAAAATGAATGAAATGCAGTTCGAAGATTTTAAAAATAATATATTTATTTTTAAAGTCCGTGATGTGAATTCCAAATTTATAATCGGAGCGGAGGAAATTGAATCTATTGTTCCATTATATCAAGAACACGCTATTAAAATAGAAATGGACGAAGACGAACAAGTGTCCTTTGAAGTTTCTAAAACATATTCAAAAGTGCAAAAAATTTTAATTGTGTTGATAGATGGAATGCACGTTGAAATTTCATTTAAAACGTCCACAATAGCAAAAAAACAAAACGAACCGCATTAAGCGGTTTGTTAAAATTAGCTTTAACGGCCCCATGTTCCGGGGCCGTTTTTTAAAAATCTAAAAAGGAGAAAATTATGAATTGTTCCGTAGTAGAAGAAATGTATTATGGTTATAATAATTTATTGCACCAAAAAGTAAATAAATATTTTATTTTAACCGGGGTAGACCGGGAAGAATTACAAGGCCAGGCAAATTTAATTTTTATGGAGTGTGTCACATCATTTTTAAAAATACCAAACAGAAAACATTCTTTTTCTACTCATTTATGTAATTCCCTGGAATGGGAAATTATACGATTTTTGGAAAAAGAAGAAAAAAAAAGAAAATCAGAAATCAGTATTGTTACAAAAATAGATGATGCTGAATATTATGGAAATGAATATTACATTGATCCGTTAGCACACGATGATTATTGTGTGCAAACAATTGAACTTAATGATTTAATAAATAATTTAAATGGGGATCTGGCAAAAGAGTGTAAATATATATTACGTTTAATTTTGCATCCTACGGAAAAACAAAAACGAGAGTTCCCGTATAAAAGCAGAAAAATGAGCCGGAAATCCATACAAAAATATCTGAGAGAAAAAGGGTGGAAAATTACCACCATAAAAAATTGCTTTAGAAAAATAAGGCAGGAAATAATAAATGAATTATAAACATAAACTTTTACGGCCCTATCAAAACATACATATAAATAAAATGATTAATATTTTACAAAAACAGGGAGCAGCCCTGGATGGGAGTGATACCGGAACCGGTAAAACATATACATCAATAGCATTGGCAAAATTATTAAAATGTAAAATAATCGCCTTAGTCCCAAAAAATAGTATTTCTACATGGCAGGAAATTGCTGATGCATTTGAAGTTCCCATAATAGCTTTTAACTACGAACAATATCAAAGAGGGAATATAGAATGTTTACGTAGAACAGAATACATGCAAACATTTTATGACAGAAGAGGAAAAAGGAAAAAAAGAAGAGTAGTAAAATTTCAATGGCTGACTGATAAAAATGATCTTATTGTTTTTGATGAGGCCCACCGGTGTGGGAGTTATTCTACATTGAATGGAAAAATATTAAGATTTTCTAAAAAAACAAATAGCAAAATATTGTCCCTGTCTGCAACCATAACAGATAAGGCAACAGATATGTATAATATTGGGTTGGTGCTGGGACTTTTTTCTGATTGGATGGGATTCCAAACATGGGGATATAATAGAGGAATTACAGATGGGCATTTCGGTGGATTTGATTTTAATGCGTCCAAATCCAATTTGATAAAAATACATAATGATATATATCCAAAATACGGGGCAAGAATGAAGGCAAGTGAAATACCAGGCTTTCCAAAAAACAATATTATCAGTGAAGCATATGATATGGAGTCGGCCGTAAAAATACAAAACCTATATGATGACATAAAAGGAATCATAGAAATCACAAAACGGATAAAGGCCCGGCAGGAAATAGAATTATTAAAAGTATCTACTATGATAGAAATGACTAGTGATTTGCTTGCAAAAGGGCATAGCGTTTGTTTGTTTGTGAATTTCAAGCAGACAATAACAGAACTATCAAAAAAACTAAAAACAAATTGCATTATAGACGGGGGCGTTGCCGGAAAAAATCGAATAAAAAACATGAGGGATTTCCAAAATAATAAAAGCAAAATAATATTATTGAATTCCAGGGCTGGCGGTGAATCCATATCTCTGCACGATACTCAGGGAGGGCACCCGAGAGTAAGTATAATAAGTCCACCTGAAAGTGCTAAAAATCTAAAACAGGTTTTTGGAAGAACTGTCCGGGAGGGAACAAAGGCAGATTATGTAACTCAAAAAATAATATTTTGCAGGAATACCATAGAAGAAGAAGTCGCAAAAAATTTAAAAAGAAAAATCCGTAATATTGACATGATTAATGACGGAGATTTTGGAGAGCTAATATGATACTTAGTATTATTCATTTGTTGTCACAAGAGAAAAAAAGATTTATTATAGAAACAAATAAATTTCCTGATTATGTTTTAATGTCTTCTACTACACTTTTAGATTTAGAAAAAGAAGTACAAAAGCAAAATAAAATGGAACATAATCAAAATGTGCATTTACATAAATTTGAAAATATGAATATATTATTATTAGAAGATTTAAGAAAAAACGAATTTATTTTTTATGATAAAGAAAAATTAAAAGAATTTATGTATCGATCATTTTATAGTTAATTTTGGAGAATTATTATGAAAAAATTTAAAGACCTGTCTATCGGTTTTATTGTCGGTATTATTGACAGCTATGGGGCTGTGCACTCTAGGTTTGATGATGATTGTAATGTCCAATTTTTAGAATTGGACTAAACATAAAACTTTAACGGCCCTTATGTTTCGGGGCCGTTTTTTATTTTAAGAGGTATTCAATGTTTAATGCAAAAGCATTTTGCGAAGATTATGATATAACTATTCCAGATACAATAAAAAATACACAAGAGGGCTGGGTAAATATTTGCTGTCCTTTTTGCGATGATAGAACAAATCACGGCGGAATAAATATTGACGGCGGATATTATTATTGCTGGAAATGTGGATGGCACCCGTTATATGATTTAATTTTAGAATTAACAAATTCTAATCCAAATAAAATTATACAACAATACTCCCGTCCTTTTATCCAAAAGAAAAAAAGAAAAAAGAAAGTTAAAGAACTTAAACTGCCAGCAGAAACTATTCCGTTGCAAAAACCGCATAAAGATTATTTAATAAAAAGAAATTTAAACCCGGAACAATTAGTTATAGAATGGAACATTAAAGGAACAGATATCATTGGACCGTATAGTTATAGAATATTAGCACCGATCGAATATAAAAAAAGAATTGTTTCTTATCAAGCAAGGGATATTACCGGGAAATCTAGTTTACGTTATAAGGCTTGTAAAATAGATAATGAAATAATACAACATAAACATATTGTATACGGAATAGATAAAATAAAAAATAAAACAGGGATATTAGTTGAGGGCCTGATTGATGTTTGGAAGATTGGGCCGGGTGCTGTTTGTACGTTCGGTACTGCTTTTACTATTCAGCAAGTTCGATTTATAATAAAACATTTTGATAGAATATTTATTTTATACGATCAGGGACAAAAAGCACAAAAAAAGGCAAAAGAATTATCATATCAATTAAGTCCTTTTATCGATGTCGAATTATTAAAAATTTCTGGAAAATTTTCTGATCCGGGAAATATGACAAATAAAGAAGTTAGCTATTTAAGAAAGCATACAATCAAAAAATGGTATAATGCTAAATAACTGCTCATAAAACCAGTACTTATAAATATAAAAATATATTAAGCAGTAAAAAAGTACTTTACTTTATTTACTTTATTCTGTATATTATATACATAAAGTTAATAAAGGAGATTTTAAAATGAATAAAAAACAAATTAAAAAAGCGTATAGATTTTATAACAAAGTTATTGAAGATAATTCTTTAAGATCAGAAATATCTAAACAAATTAAAAAACATTCGTTTAAACATTTTTTGTCTGTTTTAGAATTTGCTAACAGACAATTTTAAAATAGACCTAGATTAACTCAAGTTTTAATTACTGCATATCCGGCCAGGTGCAGTAGTTTGGGAAAAGGATGTACAGTTTTAAGAGTAGGATATAATTCTATTGGATTTTCTTGGAAAGCTGGCGCATACGGATGTATATTATCTTATTAAGCCTTTATTAACTGCCCGAAAGCCGGCAACCGGCCGTAGGGCAGTTTTATATAAATTTTTTTAAAAAATCCTTTACTTTTATTTAGCATTATTTTATATAATCCTTTATGAAAGTAAAATTTATAAAATAAAAGAAGAAACAGGAAACAGCCGGATTTTCCTGTTTCTTTTTGTTTATTAAAGGGTAATTATCATATATTCGGCCCCCATTTTTGGGGATATGGTGATTACCCTTTTTTTATTCCCCGGAGGTACTTGTAAATGATAATTAGAGTACAAAAAAACAAAAATAATCCATATGTAATAATTAATAAAAATTTTTTACAAAATAAAAATCTTTCTTGGAAAGCAAAGGGATTGTTATCTTATTTGCTGAGTTTGCCTGATAATTGGGAAATTAAGGTAGAAGATTTAAAAAACAGATCTACAGATGGAAGGGACTCTACCAATACTATTATTAAAGAACTTATTACGTACGGATATATAAAAAGAAAACCAAAACCAAAAGAAAAAGGAAAATTTGGTGGATATGATTATATGGTTTATGAGGAACCGTTACTGGAAACCCGTAACGGTTTGTCCGTAACGGAAAACCCGAAAGTAGTAAATAATAATAATATAGTAAATAATAAAGAGGAAATAAATGACTCTAGCGAGTCAAAAACATCTTCTATGAATAAAATAACAAAATATTGGAATAGTCTAAGCCATACAAGAAAACATAAGGAATCATCTAAAAAAACAAATCAAAAAATAAATCAGCTAATATTAGATTTAAAAAATGGTAAATTTTCTAATTACTTTTGGGACAAAGAGTTTTTAAAAACAAATAAAATATCTAAAAAATATTTGTCTAAAAAATGGACAGATCAGGAAATCGAAAAAATATTAAAACGAGTTAATAATTTATACCGGTCAGAATATTGGCCGTATGATAAAACTAAATTGCCCCGTGATCTTAGTACCGTTTTTTATAATCAATCAACAGGCAAATCGTTTTTTTTATTATGTCTCAAAAACCCGCCGCAGTTATTAAATAAAGAAAAAAGACAAAAACCGAAAAATGTAGAAATGTTTAATAAATTTTTAGAGCTGTTTCCCAAAACTCCCCCATCCAAATTTGTAAAAATATTTAATGAATATTGGGAACGGGTGGAAAAAATAATGAATGAAATTGAGCCGTATTATCGACACACTTCATTCGGTTCCTATTTGGGAAATATAAAACATATGCATAGATTTGTGGATTTTCATATTGCATGGATAAAAAAACAAAGTAGCATTTTCCCCGGACTTTTGAAAGGATGTCCGTGGGAAAATTTCAAAGATTTTGTATTATCTGAACATGGATATTATTTAGAACCGGATTCAGATATTATGAAATTAATAATTAGAGATTGGGAACGGTCTCAAAGAAGATCAAAAAGGAGAAAAAAAAATGAGTACCTTGAAATGTAAAGCTTGGAATAAAAAAACAAAAAAAATGTTTCGTGGAGGCCCGGCTGATTTGCTTATGGATTTTCGTGACAGTAAAATTTATGAGTTTGATTTTGAGAATAATGATTGGAACGAAACAAACGATTATGAAATATTGCAATATACCGGATTAAAAGATAAAAACGGTAAAAAAATTTATGAAGGGGATATTATACTTACTCAAACTTATTCTACCCGTCCTTATTCTGTTAACGCAAAATTTAAAAGATTTAAGGCTGTTGTTGAATTAGTAATAGATACTACTTGTGATGTGTCTGAGTATCGGGCAATTATAAAAGAAAAAATGGAAAATTATAGATATTCTTCGTTTGGTGATTTTTTTGATTGTGAAGTGATAGGTAATATATATGAAAATCCGGAATTGTTAAAAGAGGAAAAATGAATATGAAAATAATCAAAAAGAAAATTGATTCAGAGCCGGAAAAGGATTTGTTAATAGGACTGATTGTTTCAGACAGGTTTATCCGGGAAATATTTCCTATATTGGATTTGTCATACATTCAAATCAGTTATATTAAAAAAATAGCTGGGTGGTGTGTTGCATATTATAAAAAATATAATAAAGCACCTTTTCAGGATATAGAAAAAATATTTAAACAAGAAAAACGAAAAGGTAAACTGAAAGATGAAATGATTGAGTTGATAGAAGATTTTTTAATTCAGCTCAATAAGCGATATACAGAATTAGAAAATTTTAATGAAAAATATTTAATTGATTCCGCGGAATTTTATTTAAAAAAACGCAACATGGAATTATTGCGGGATGATTTGGATGTGTATTTGATTCAAAATGAAATTGGAAAAGCGGAGTTGTTGTTATCGTCTCATAGCAGGATAGAAAAATTACATTCTAATTATATAGATGTCATAAAAGACCATAAAAAAATAATTTCTAGTTTGATGCAGGATGATAATGAAATATTTAGTTTTCCCGGGGCGTTGGGAGAGTTGGTAGGCCCAGTATGTAGAGGTGATTTTTTTAGTTTTATTGCGCCTGCAAAAAGGGGAAAATCCTGGTGGCTGATTGATTTTGCAGTTCGCTCATTGTTCAAGCAGCTTAAAGTTTTATTTGTGAGTATGGAAATGCCGGAGAAACAATTGTTGCAGCGCATACACCAGGGAATGCATGGACAAAGCAAAAAAGAAAGACATGAAATACAGATACCGTTTTTTACAGAGAAAAATGAATTACGGCATACATTTGAAAAAAGAAAAGGGCTGAGTGTAAAAAAGGTAATTGAGAAAGCAAAAAAATTAGAGGTGATGATTGGACAGGGGCAATTAAATATTGTTTGTTACCCGTCCCGGAGTGTGAATTTAGATATGATAAAAAATGAAATACAAAATGCAGCTCACTATACTAAATTTTACCCTGATGTAATTGTTATAGACTATTTGGATATTTTAAAACCTGAACCCAGTTCCCCACGTGAAATACGGCATGCAATTGATTATACCTGGTCTACTGCTAGGGGACTTGCTCAAGAAATAAATTGTATTGTGGTAACTGCCAGCCAGGGTAACCGGTCTACATTTAAAAAAGACATTGATGAAGAGGGAGTTGCTGAAGATATTAGAAAGTTGGCGCATGTAACACATATGATAGCATTAAATCAGAGCAAAGAAAATAAAGAAAATAATGTTATGCGTTTGGGATCTCTAGTTGTCCGGGAAGAGGAATTTTTTGTCGGTGAGGAAGTGTTAGTGGCATACCAATACGGGATAGGGAAGGCATACCTGGATAGCCGGTGGGAGAAAGATGTTCTTTTTTAAAAAAAGTTTTCTTTTTTTTTCATAAAAACGTATAATATAATTATAAATAACAAAAGGAGAAATAAATGAAAAAACAAATAATTGCAGCAATTAAGGATATTTCAGAGCTGGGAGTGGATTTTGATATATCGCTGGATGAAGCTGAAAAATATGGCGAGGATGTTTTGATTGCAGAATTGGAAGAGGCGGCTGTCATTTTGGAAGACGGCGACAAATTACAAAAATCTACAGTTGATACTTTTACAGAATTGGAAATTGATATACCGGCAGGAATAAAAATTGTCCCGTCTAAAAAACCAGTTACCAAAAAACCGGTTTCCAATAAAAAATCTAAAAAGCAAAAAAAAGCACCGATTAAAAAATCTAAAAAAAATGAAAAACCAAAATCTGCAAAACCAAAAACAGATAAAAAAGAAATTAAAAAATCCCAAAAAAATAAATACCGAAAAAAAAGCAGTGATTTGAGTAATGAACTGGCAAAACTTTTAGAAGAGGCAGATTACACACAAAAAGAAATCAGGGAGGAGTTGTTTGATCGTTTTGATGGAAAGATACCAAAAAAAAGAATTTCTGATTTGCTTTCCTGTGTGAAAAACCCTAAATATAATATTTTTGATAATTTGGTTGTTATTGATGATGATGGGATAATGAAATTTGAAAAGTGAATATGATTATATTTGGCATTTAAAAAATGCTGACTTTAAAAAAGATAAGGGAAAAGTTTTTTCCGGTTTTGCTGGTGGTGGCGGTTCAACAATGGGATATAAACTAGCTGGGTTTGATGTTATTGGATTTAATGAAGTGGATAAAAAAATGGCTGAATGTTATATTCAAAATCACAATCCAAAATATTCATATGTAGAACCAATACAAAAATTTAAAATTAGAAATAATCTGCCTGATGCTTTATATGATCTTGATATATTAGACGGCAGTCCGCCATGCTCTTCTTTTTCTATTGCCGGCAATCGGCATAGGGATTGGGGCAAAGAAAAACAATTTAGAGAGGGAATGGAAAAGCAAATCCTTGATACATTGTTTTTTGATTTTATTGACTTGGCAAAAAAATTACAATCAAAAGTTGTAGTGGCTGAAAATGTTCATGGTATTTTGCTTGGCATGGCAAAAAAATATATGAAAAATATATTGTATGCATTTGATGCAGCTAATTATTTTGTTGATTTTAAATTATTGGATTCTTCTTTGATGGGAGTTCCTCAAGTTCGGCGGCGTGTTATATTTTATGCAATACGGAAAGATTTGATTAAAAATATTAAACATACTGGCATGCATATAAAAAAACCGGTACTGGATTTAGATTTTAATTTTGATACGATTTTTTTTGAAAAAATAATGGATGAAAATGGAGACAAAATAACAAAACATAATTATGATATTTGGAAACATAGAAAATATGGGGAAAAGGTTATGTTTCGCACTAAAAAAAGAATTGGAATGAAAGCAAGTAATTTTCCATTGCAATATGTTTACAAAGAAAATGTTATGCCAGTTATACCGTCTACCGGGAAAAACGCATTGTGTTTGTTTCATAAACCTTTAAAGGTTAGTGAAACTGAAATTATAAAAGGATCAACGTTTCCATTAGATTATAATTTTTGCAATGCAAATATTAATTATGTGTGTGGGATGTCTGTTCCACCTGTTATGATGGCAAATATATCAAAAAGGATTTATGATCAATGGCTGAAGAATATATAGATTTTTTAAAAAGCAAAATTAAAAAAATTGATAATTGTGGGTTTGATATTGGTGTTGAAAATATAAACCCGGTTTTATATAAATTTCAAAAATACATTGTTTCTTTGTCTTTGAAAAAAGGCAAGTTTGCTGTGTTTGGAGAAACAGGGACAGGCAAAACAGCAATACAATTATCCTGGGCAGAAGAGGTTGTTAAAAAAACAAAAAAAAATGTTTTGATATTTGCCCCTTTGGGAGTTAATGCACAAACAATACAAAAAGGAAAAAATACATTTAATGTTATTGTCAACAAATTACAACATTTTGATGAAATAAATGCTCCGGCAATTTATATTTCTAATTATGAGCAAATTGATAATATAAATATTAATGATTTTGTTGGTATTGCATTAGATGAAAGTAGTATTTTAAAATCTTTTTGTGGAAAAATGAGAAATAAAATAATTGATGTTTGTAAAGATGTAAAATACAAATTGGCACTTACGGCTACACCGTCCCCGAATGATCTTATGGAACTTGGAAATCATTCTGAATTTTTAAATGAAATGTCTTATAGTGAAATGCTGGCAATGTTTTTTGTTCATGATGGTGGGAACACATCAAACTGGATTTTAAAAAATCATGCAAAAAATGATTTTTATTCCTGGGTAGGTGAATGGGCGGTTGTATATACTAATCCGGCTGATTTGGGTTTTAAAAATGAATCTAAAATGTATGAATTGCCGGATATACAATATAATGAAATAAAAATAAAAACACCGAAAAAAAATAATGGATTGTTATTTAATGATTTTGCTGTTAATGCAACTTCGTTTAACAAGGAATTGCGAAGAACAATTGAAATCAGAATGAATGAAGTTAAAAAAATTATTGATGGCAACAAAAATGAATTTATTATTGTATGGGTAAAACAAAATGCTGAGGCTGACTATTTAAAAAATATTTTGAATGGCTATGATTATAGAGAGGTCAGAGGCAGTGATCCAATACAAAAAAAAGAAAAAAATCTGATAGGATTTTTAAATAAAAAATTTAAAATACTTATTACAAAAGAAAGTATTGCCGGTATGGGTTTAGATTATTCGCATTGTCATATTCAAATACATGCCGGGCTTGATTTTAGTTTTGAAAAATTATATCAATCGGTTCGGCGTAGTTACCGGTTTGGTCAAAAAGAAAAAGTACATATACATATTATAACTACAGACACAATGCACAATGTAATAGCAATAATAAAAAGAAAGGAAAAAACATTTAACATGATGAGGGACGAAATGAAAAAAGTTGTTAATAAAAAAAGGAACAAAAAAATAAAGTTGGCAAATGATACTGATGTATTTACAATTGATGATTGTATTTTGGTGAAGGGTGATTGTGTTCAAAAAATTAAAGACATAAAAAGTGAAAGTATTGGCTATAGTATTTTCAGTCCGCCTTTTGCCAGCTTGTATACATATAGTGATCACATTGAAGATATGGGCAACAGTAAAAATTATAAACAGTTTTTTCAGCATTTTTCTTTTTTGGTTGATGAACTGTACCGGGTGATTGAAAGCGGGCGCAATGTTTCTGTGCATTGTATGAATATTCCCACAAGAAAACAATTTGACGGATATATTGGTTTGTATGATTTCAGAGGAGATATTATTAATTTATTTAAAGAAAAAGGGTTTATTTATCATTCAGAGGTTTGTATCTGGAAAAATCCTGTTGTTGCGATGCAAAGAACAAAAGCGCTTGGGCTGTTGCACAAGCAAATAAAAAAAGATTCTACTATGTGCCGGCAGGGACTTCCTGATTATTTAATCACATTCCGTAAACCAGGTGAAAATAAAAAACCTGTTGCCGGGGAGTTTGATCATTATTGTGGTGAAGATAAATTTTTCGGAAATAAAAATATGTCTATTGAGATCTGGCAGCGGTATGCCAGTCCTGTGTGGATGGATATAAACCCGTCTAATACATTGCAGTTTAGAAATGCAAAAGATGAAAATGATGAAAAACATATCTGTCCATTGCAGCTGGATGTTATACATCGTGCATTACAGTTGTGGTCGATTGAAGGGGATATTGTATTAGATCCGTTTTCCGGGATTGGCAGTACGCCGTATGAATCGTTATTGCTAAATAGGTTGGCATATGCGATAGAACTAAAAAGTTCTTACTATGAAGAAGCAAAAAAAAATATTAAATTGGCGGTAAATGAAAAAATGAGAAAAAAATTTTTTTAGGAGAAAATTATATATGTATAATAATATTAGGGTTTATGTTGCTGGAGCGTATAGTGCATGCAATGTTTTAGATGTATTAAAAAATATTGGAAAGGGAGAAAAATTGTCTTTAGAGGTTTTTAAAGCGGGGTTTTGTCCGTGGCATGATAAGGATTTTATTATACATGATCCTGATTTTGAATATACAGTTGATATGTTTTATAATTATTCCCTTGCTTGGTTGGAAGTTTCTGATTGTGTGTTGTTGGTTCCAGGATGGGAAAATAGTATTGGAACCAAAAAAGAAATTGAAATGGCAAAGGAATTAAAATTAAAAATATATTATTCTTTGGAAGATTTAAAAAATGATTATAATTAAGGAGAAAATTATATATGGAAATTAAAACTGATGAATTAAAAAATGTATTAAATACTCTGTTTGCTTATGTATCGAAAAAAAATAATATAGTGAGTGATGTGTTTAGCAAATTTATTTTTGATAATGATAAAATATTTATTGTGAATGAAGAATATGCATTTGAGATCCCGTTTGATATTGATTTATCGGCTGTGCTGGGTGTTGATGAAATGATTAAAATCATAAACGGAATATCTGCTGAAAAAATAAATATGAAAATAAAAGATGATTTTTTGTTGATAAAATCCGGCAATACAAAGGCCAAGATAATTTGCAATGAAGTAAAAGAAGAAAATAAAAAATTTATTGATGTTAATTATAAATGGAAAAAAGTGCCGGATAATTTTAATATGGGAGTTGGTCTGTGTATTTTTTCTGCTGCAAAAGATGATTATATGTATGTGTATAATAATATACACATACATGATAATATGATTACCAGTACTGATAATTTAAGGATCAGTAAATTTTTATTGGAAGAAAAAATGGACGAATTTTTGCTTCCGTTAATTTCTGCAAAATTTTTATGTAAACACAAAACAAAAAAATATTTTTTAGAAAAAAATATGGTGCACTTTAAAAATGATGACGGAACAATTTTTCATTCAAGAATTGTGTCTGGGGATTTTCCTGATATAAATCAATTTTTTATTTTGGATAAAAAAAATATTTTTTATACATTTCCTGATGATATTAAAAATACAATTAAACTTGTTTCTACTCTTGCAGAGGGGGAGTTTGATGTAGATAAAAGAATAGAAATAAAAATACAAAATAATAGTATGAAATGTAAGGCAAAAAATACAAAGGGGTGGATTGAAAGTGATATAAAGCTTGATATTGGAATTGATTTTGAATTTAAAATAAACCCGGTATTTTTGTTAGACATTTTAAATTTATCTATGAAGTTTACAATTATTGATGATAGGTTTATATTTATCAGTGATAATTTTTTCCATTCATTTATGGTGGATTTGATGGAAGGCAAATAAATGAATGGATTTTTTTATGATGAAAAAGAAAAAAAGAAAAAGTTTAAAAAGAAAAATAATAAAATAACGGAGTATACTTGTAGTAGTTGTGGATTAAATGAACAATGTGAATCTCCAAAAATGAAGCCATCCGGTTCTGGGAAACTGAATATATTAGTAGTTGCTGAAGCTCCTGGCAAAAAAGAAGACCAAACAGGAACGCAGCTGGTTGGAGAATCCGGGCAGGAGTTAAGAAAGCATTTGAAAAATCTGGGATATTCCCTTGATGAGGATTTTTGGAAAACCAATGCAGTTACATGCCGGCCGCCTGGAAACAGGAAACCGACTATTAAAGAAATCAGATGTTGCAATCCAAACTTGATGAAGTTTATAAAAGAAAAAAAGCCGGACAAAATAATAGCTTTGGGCGGTACGGCCTTTCAATCTCTTACAGGGGAAACCGGAATAGAAAAATGGAATGGATATGCTATACCTGATCAGAAATTGGGCTGTTGGATATATCCATTAAATCACCCGTCTTTTTTGATCCGCAACAAAAATGATGATCTTTTAAAAAAACAATTTAAAAGCGGACTAAAGTTTGCTATAGAAGATGATAGAGAATTTCCTGTATATTCTGATATAGAAGAATTTGTAGAAGTTTTAAACAGTCCGTTTGAGGCAATTATTTTTATGCAGGGAATTTTGGATGGAACAATTACTGCAAATGATATCGAAACAACCGGCAAAGCTCCGTACAAAAAAGGACATGAAATAATATGTGTTTCTATTGCTGTGTCTGTTAACAGGGTTGTTGTTTTTCCATTTTTCAAAGACAAAGAATTTAGAAAGGAATTTAAAAAGTTTTTGAAAAATAAAAAAATAAAAAAAATAGCGCATAACATGAAGTTTGAAGACAAATGGTATAGGGTTATTTTAAAAACAAAAACAAAGGGCTGGTATTGGGACACAATGATCGGGGCACATATTGCCGACAACAGACGAGGAATAACCGGTTTGAAAGATCAGGTATATATCAATTATGGGATAAGGGGATATGATGATGAAATATCGCCTTTTTTTGAATCAGGCGATAAATCGTCACATGCTTTTAACCGCATAAAAGAATGTGATTTGAGAAAGTTAATGATATATTGTGGGTTAGATAGTTTGTTTTCTTTGTGTTTATATAAAGAACAAGAAAAAAATATGAGTGCAATTGATTTTGTATCGTACGATTTACTACATCAGGGAGTTTTGGAATTTTGTGAAATAGAACAAAACGGGATTTGTGTAAATACTGAATATTATAATAAAGCAGTTAATCACGTAACTAAAAAAATGGACAAAATAGAAAAAGATATAATGAATAGTAAGGAAGTTGGAAAATGGGACGGAAGAAAAGAATTTAAATTTACGTCCAATAAAGACCTGCCGCACTTACTATTTGATATTTTAAATATTCAATCGATTATAAAAACAAAAAAAGGGAATAAATCTGTATCAGGAGAAGCACTGGAAAAAATAAAATATCCGTTCGTTAAAAAAATAGTTAAGTGGAGAAAATTAAAAAAAATACGGGACACCTATTTACAAGGATATATTCGGGAAAATGTAAATGGAAAAATGTATCCGTCATTTCATTTAAATACAACAGTCACCTACCGCCCTAGTTGTTCCAATCCAAATTTTGCTAACATACCAAAACATGAGGAGCGTGCAAAAAAATATACCCGTAAAGGGATTATTCCAAGTCCGGGAAGGCAGCTAGCTGAGGTTGATTATTCTCAAATTGAAGTTCGTATTGGTGCCTGTTATCACAAAGATCCGGCCATGATTAAATATATAAAAGACACGTCTACAGACATGCACCGTGATCAGGCAATGGAATTATTTTTGTTAAAAGAAAATGAAATAACAAAAGAACATAGACAACTTTCTAAAAATAAATTTGTGTTTCCGCAGTTTTATGGGGACTGGTGGAAGTCGTGCGCGGAAGCAATCTGGAAAGATTTAGACAATGAAACAAAAATCCATTTGAAAAAAAATGGAGTAAATGGTTTAGGAAGGCTGATTATAAAAAATGGTAAGATCTTGGATTGTACTGGATTTTATAAACATGTCCAAAAAGTTGAAAAAAAATTATGGAATGAAAAATTTCCTGTTTATAATCAGTGGAGAAATGATAATTGGAAAGCATATCAAAAAACCGGGACAATAAAAACATTATCTAATTTTGAACTTATAAAAAAAATGGACAGAAAGGACGCCTCTAATTATCCGATCCAGGGGAGTGCTTTTCATTGTTTATTACTAAGTATGATTTATATAAATAAGTATCTAAGAAAATATAAATTCAAAA